ATGCGCTTCCATTCTCCGAGCGAGGACGATCCAACGGTTAAGCTCATTCCCCTGATTCTCATTGCGGCGTTGTCGGGGTGCGCGGCTGTCGCTCCCTCAGGCGCTGTCTCGAAGGTTTATGCGGCCAACTACATAGGCGACGGCCCGGCTATTCAGATTCCATGATCGCTTACAGTCGCGTCTGTCATGCAGCGTAGGGCCTTAAAGAATTTCCCGCCTTTGACGTCCATGCGCAGTCTGCGCTGCGGGGTTTCTGCGGAGAAATTCCCATATTCATTGCTAGATACGTAATCTTTGAAGGCGTCTTTATGAGATTGAACAACCTTGAACGTCCACGGGGACGTGACCACTCTCGGTAATATTCATCTCCTTTCGGGCGATAATTTGATAGTATTATTTCGATATTTTGGTGTATTTTAAATGAACGTGCGCAGGTTGCAGTATAACAAAAAACGCCCAATTAGAACAATCACTCAATAAGAAAAACGAGAAAACTTGTTTTTAAAAACGACAAGGCTGCATTTTTTCAAAAAACCGCCGTCCCGTGCTATCGATCGCTACTTAAAATAGCCCGCATGAAGGACCGAATGCGTTCCAAAAGCGGCGTGCATGAAGTGATGGTGAATACTTGCAAAGATTTGTTTGCAAAGAAAAATCCGACCTCCGAATGCTGACATTGCTGCATGATAATGAATAGATTTTTGAAAGCTATAATCTCTGAAGTTACGGTAATCGACCTGACTGTGTAGTCCAGGCACATGGCTCTGTGAAAAAATGATTCGTAAATTTAATTATTATCGTACATAGTCCGCCATCAATTTTTCCGACAACGAGTCGAATATGTGCTCATCATCCTTCGCAGATCTTCTTGCGGCGGACCGTCCTGTATGGAGCTGGTACGCTGCTTCGTCATGTTCCAATGTGCCGACCCTGGTATCTTCAGGCGCCAATGATGCCGCTTCAAGTGAGTTCGAGACGCGACACGTGGCTCGCGCTTGTCGTCGCGATGTCCGTTCGCTGCAGGGAGGGGCTAGCTCATGGCGCGCATGATTCAGCCTGAGGCACCCCCGGCACCGATCGATCCAGAGACCGCTGCAGACGAATTATTGCGTATGTTTGCATCACAAGCCGAGGAAATCGTTGATCAACATATCAACTGGCTGCTGTCGTTGGGGAATATCAAAGAACTCAGACTTTGGTACACCGTGAAAATGAGTCTTCGGGAGAAGATGCGCGATCAGGTCTGTGCTCTCGAAACCGTTCACTGAGAAGTAGGTCGATTGAGAGCGCAGCGCTGTTTCGGAGGCACGCGTCCAGCAGGATGTTCGCGAACATCCTGCTGGGAAGTCCCACCGCGTGTTATCCGAAAAGATGCGGCCACCGGCTGACTGGTAAAGCCCATCGCCGACTGCGCGTTGGCCAGTTATGTCCCGATGAACAAACTCTTTCGAGAGAGTTCCAGATCATTGCGGCTTTTGGACTATCAGAGCGGCCTCTCTGTGACAGAATCTTTCGTGGAGGCGACCGAGCACCATTTTGCAAATTGTCGGGCTTCGGAATTTGGGCCAGCCCGTGAGTTCGATGGACGCAATGGCTACGCGCGTTGATCAACTCGACCAAGAGGCAGACAACTAGAGATACACGCGTGCCGTTGACCAAGAGCCACAGGCTCGAGATGCAATCGATCGAATGGCGTTCGTAAAACTGAATATCGGGATTGTAAAACCGCCAACGAAAAATCACGGTTTTCTGCGACATTCGCCGGGCGGTGGAGGTCCGAGCGGGAAGTGCATATATCAGTATTTACAATGGCATAGGGTGTAAAACGTCAGTATTGCTACCTTTGATTTACTTGTGATTCTGGAAATTTGTAAAACGCCGAATCGCGATTCGTGGCCTCACTTTCCCCTTGTACCCGCACCCCATCCCGTGCGATTCTGCTCGGGCTGCGGCGGCGTGGATGGACACGCGGGGTTTGGTCACCCCTAAGCGAGACCCACCGGCCAAAACCGACCAACGGCGAGGTGGTAGACGGATAAGGACCGGAAAGGCTCCGGGACGCCAGGCATGGCCCCGTTGGCGAAAGCCGGTATCAAGCCCGGCACGCAGCGGCACCTTATCCCCACGATACCCACAGCAGAACCGTTGACTCTCTGCGGATGTTCTCGTTATGTCCACAGCATGGAGAAGCGGACATCGCCCAAGCCGAGAGTGAATGGCCTGCGACATCTCTCGCTTCGAGAGGCGGCGTGGTGGGTGCTCCATATCGAGGTTCAGTGCAGAAAATGCGGACGCTATGGGCGATACCCGATCAAAGCCGCGATAGCGCGATGGGGCGAGTATTGCGACGTGTGGGACATCGTTGAAGAGGTGTCGAAGGATTGCCCCAAGAAGGGGAATACCGACCCGTATTATCGATGCGGGGCGAACAGTCCGACTTACCTGAAAGTGCCCGCGAAAGAGGGTGGCAGGGGGTGATGGATGGATAGTACGGGCCAATAGGGAATCGGCATTTTTTGGCTGTTAACTGCCGTTTTTAGACCGTACGGGATTGGTTTGCGAATCGGGCAGTTATCCGGAATTTCCGGACAACTCACCCCGCCAGATAATCCCGGTTTGCCCCGACCAGCGCGTCCCAGTCCTGCCCGGACACCAGACCGTTCGCGGGCATCAACTGCCGCCACGCCAGACCGTGACACTCCATGATCCGTGACCGGACCCAGCGCCACGTGGCCTTGCGGACTGTGCCCCACGTCAGCAGCGAGACAAGATCGGTATCACCGGTCCCGGTGTAATCCCAAGCCAGCAGGCAGTGGCCGCCCCACGACCCGGGCGTCTGGTCGCCGGGCGTGTCTGTGTCCAGCACGCCGTCCGCCTGATCCGCAATCGCCAACTGCACGCCAAGATAGGCCGGGCCGAGCGCCGCCATGATGTTCCGCATGCCGTTCAGGTCGTCCGGCTCTGCCGTGCCCCAGATCGGATAAAGCGTCTGGTCATAGAGCGCATAGCCGTTGCGGCTGGCATAAGTCAGCACGTCGGACTCGATGCCGCCCTGATCGCTGCCGGGCACGGTTGGGCTGTAGCCGGTCGATCGCTCATAGAACAGGATCGCATCCGCATTCCGCACGCCGATCTCGAACCGGGCCAGCGCGGCAGTCGAGCGGATGTGGTTGCCCAGACCCGCTGCCGTGCAGTCGCCCAGCGTGTCGTTCGCCAGCATCAGGGGCTTGGGGTCGATGTGCGACCGGTCCAGCCGGGGCGGGGCCTGTCGCGCCATCATCCGCATGGACTCTAGTCGCGGCTGGTTGGGCCGGACCTGCGCGGGGAGGCAGCCGAGTTTGGGGAGGGTCATTTTGCTGGTACGACCTTTGATGAGGTGGTAGAATCTAGGGATGGAAATTGAACCAGAAGTCCTGCGTGTTTATTTGCTGACCGCGCTGGCTCGCGCCGTCAGAGGCCGCTACGCGCTCGAACTAAATGGTAGATTTGAAATTGAGGACGCAGCCTTAGCGCTCGCAAATCCGCCAGACCCTGACGCTTGGAAGCATCCCGATGACGTGAGGGGCGAAGGTGAAGGCGTTTGGTATCTTTTCAGAAAATCTTCTGACCTCCACACACTCTCGGCAGATCAGCTTTGGTTTGGCGGCGGAAAGATTGTCGCGTCAGGGTCTGGCGGCCTCGACCTTTATGACGGGTGCCAACCGGCGAAATTCAGCCCGGAGATCGAGAAGGTTATGCAATTGGCGGAGAACAGGCCGTGGATGGTTTGAGTATCGGTCAATTGCTTCCCTTTAGGTCACAGCATTCCAACTTCGCGTAAAATGGCCTCAGCTTCCGATAAGGTCATGATCCCGTTCATTGCTTCGCGATCGCCTGCGGTCATGAATGGCTCAAACCTGAAACGCAATTGCGCTTTCGTGGCGACGCAACAGGATGTTCCGCCTTGGAAGTCATCCAAGGCCTGCCAGACCGCATCGGCGAGATCCGCAATATTTTGATTTGTCGTCGGCGTGATCGATGTCTCGATCATGGTGCGGCTTTCAGAATTTCGGATTGATCAAACCCAACCAGCAACACCGTCTGGTCCGGATACTTCAGGCAGTCCCGCACCAGCGGCGCACAGGCGGCGTTCGGCCCTTCAAGCGTTCCTGACGGCCCGGCGTAATGGACCGACCGCACGTGGTCGCCGTTGATCCGCACCATGACCCGGCACGTCCCGGCAGCCCCCATCGTCAGGGCCGGTTTCACCAGCGCTGCGAGGGCCGAGATGCTGGCGGTCATGCTCGGCTGCACGGCGCTGGACTGGTCGTAAACCAGCACCCATTCGACCGCGTCGATCTGCATCCGCTTGTCCGGCACCCCGGCGCACGCCAGCAGGTCCGGCAGCGTCATGCCGGGCAGGCGCGTCCGGGCCTCACGCGCGGTATAGCCGCCACAGGCCGCCAGCGGCGCAGCCAGCAGCAGGGCAATCCATGCCCTCACGACCGCCGCCCCTGACACGCCCGCACCGCGTCGCGCATCCGCCCGTAATCCGCGATCATGCCCGGCCACTCCGCTGTCTCGGGTGCCGCATCCATCTCGCGGGCAACAAGTTCCTGCTGCGCGGGCAGATACTCCCGCACGATGATCGGATCGCACGGGTTGACCACAGGCGAGACGACTGGCGCGGGCCCGGGGTCAGAAGTCGCCCCGGCGCAGGCGGTCAGCAGTAGCGGCGCGATCAGACACAGGCGCGCGCTCCACGGTTTGAACAGCATCGGCGTCATCCTGATTGCGCTGGATCGCAGCATTGTCGGCTTCGGTCTGGGCCTGCCGCCGTTGCAGCAGACCCAGCACCCACTTGAGCAGGCGGGTGAGGATGTTCACCGGGCGACGCCGAGCGTGCGAAGCGCCTGCGCCTCGGACATGGACGACGGCGTGGCCGCAACCGATGTAGTGCCCAGCAGCGCCGTGAACACCGACACGACAGTTTTCAGAGCGGACAGAACCGTCTGCGCGTTGGACTGCACGGCGGTGCTCACCGCGCTGCCCATCGCGGCAATCGCGTTCGCGACGACGGTGGCCAGCGTCTCGATCGCCGACAGGATCGAATCCACGCGTGTCGTCCACGTCGAGGAATCGTATTCGATGGTGATGCTCGAACCGGCTGCGGTCGAGAACGCCTGAAGCGCCGCGGACAGCGCCGCCTCGGCTGCGGCGATCTGCGTTGCATAGGGCGCGAGAACGGCGGTCGATCCGATCAGCGACGTGACGGTGGCCGCAGCATTGAGACCGGCCTGTGCATAGGCTTCGACCTTGGCGACGTTCAGCGTGATTGTCGTCGTGCTGCCGGACGTGGTCACAGTGCAAGCACCCAGCACCGCAGCGCCAGCGAGAACCGGAACGCCACGGAGGATGTTGCGGCGGGAGAGTGTGAGAATGGTCATGGCGGTGTCCTTACTGCGCGTTCGGCGCGGGGGTGGGTTTGACGGGAATGGTGCTGTTCGGGCCGACAGCGGGGGAGGCATGCTCGACGGTGACGATGGTGTCCGTGGCAATGGCAGCGGTCGCGACAGCGGGTGGCGTAGCGTTGGCCGTCCCGACGATGGCCGGAATGGCTGCCTTCACGGCTGGCGCATCTTCGCGATTGACCATCACGCCGGTTTTCCCGACCTGAAGCTGGTTCGCGGCCCAGCCGACGTTCAGCGCGAGGGCCGAGACGACCTGAAAGATCGGTGCGAGTTTCGACCCAGCCTGAGGCGGCCGCACGAACACGGTGATGATCTTGCACGCCACGCACAGGGCCAGCACGAAGATGGCGTACTTCTCCGGCACGAGGCCGAGTAGGGTAGATATGTCCATTTTGAGATTTCCTCAGGCTGCGATTGCAGCTTCAAAAAGGGCGATGCTTGCGGCGTTCACGACGCCTGCGCCAAACTGGGTGTTGTAAATTTGCTTCCACCCTCGGCACTGAGCGGCGGCATCGTCACGAGCGGGCAGGGAATACGGCGAACGGCGGATAAGCAGCGTCGCAATCCCCGCGCAATACTCATCGCTTTCCACAAGCGCGTCGTATGCCCCGATCGGCTGGCCGTCGAAGCGCGCGGGCAGATATTGCAGCAGGACGGCCTGCAACTCCGGATGCGCCGGGAGATACGACTTCCACAGATCGTCATGCGTTGCGGGCTCGACCTGCCAGTATCCGCGCGCCGGGCCGCCATTGCCCTGCACGCGCGTCCGGTAGCCGCTCTCCCGGTTGCCGATCCCGGTCGAGAGTTGAATCCGTGCCACCGTGTCGCCGGGCAGGTTCAGCGCTTCGACCACCGGCGTGACGATCTGGTACTTGATGTCGGCAAGCAGGGTCATGGCGCGTATCTCGTCAGCGTGCATCCCAGCAGGGCTGCGACGTAGAGCACGAGCAGGATCATCACTGCGGCCACTATCAGCATCGCTTGAGCGGGTGATCTCATGGCGTGCTCCCAATAAAAAAGGCGGCCCCGAAGGACCGCCTGTGTGTGAAATATGGTGTCTGGGACGCGCTATGCGCCGGTCCCATCTCCTGCGCCGATCAGAACCATAAACATCCGGACGAACATCATCATCGTGGTCATTGTGCTGCTCCTGCTTCTGCAATCACGGTTGGCGCCGCGAAACTCTGCGGCTTGGAGACACCCCAGATGCGACGCCACCATGGCTCGCAATAAAGCGGCGATGCTTCACCCATCAGATACCAGTCCGTCCCCGGCGCCAGCTTGTTGGGCAAAGGCACGAAGACTTCAGAGAATGGGGCTGGCTTGAGCCCCTTCAAATCGTCAGGCACCGGCGGTGAGGATGAGACGGTCGGGTTATTCGCAAGTGGTTGCTTTTCGATCGCCCGCATACCGCCGCCAACGTCCTGCCAGCGCGAGAAGCTGCGCGCCAAAAGGACCAGGCAACCGGGGCGCACATCACCCCAGACCCGAATTTCCAGACGCTGCCCCATGATTGCAGGGCCAATAGACTGCACCTTCTGAATCCGGATATCCGGTCCGCGCCCCCGGTCATAGGAGAACGGCGCAACGATGGCGGCCGTGCCGATGCAGGCCCCAACAACAATGAGGTAGTGCTTGGCACGCATCATCGAAAAAACGCTTTCAGTGCTGGTAAGATATGTGGAAGTGACGCTGTGAACGCTGATGTCGCAGCCATTCCAATGAGCGTCACGATCAATGTTTTCACTGCCTCTTTTCGCTTCTCGCCCTTGCGCCGCTGCTCATCGACCCATTTGTTGTTCTTGTGTGTGGTTTCCCGACCCTCCTGGGTCCGAACATTGAAGCCGACGACTTCCATTTTCTCTTCAAATCGGTCGTCCCATCGGTCGTTGAAGTCCTGCTCAGCTTCATTCCCCATAGCGCTACTCACTCATTGACAGGCGGCAGTGAAGCCGGACGATATGGTTTCACGGCCCCTCGCAACTGAACGTCACCGTCACAGAGTTCGCGGCAGTCGTGGCGATGGTCTGCACGTTCGCGGCCCGCATGATGATCTGGCCCGCCGTCCCGGTATTCGCGACACCACCAAGCATCAGGCCATTGGGCAGAGTCGTCGTGCTGACTGCCCCCGCCGAACAGACATCGCCCGCCAGAACCATAGAATTGCCGCTCACGGCAGTGATGTTCGTGGTGGAGCTGGCACCAAGAGCGGGAACCGTCACGACCACATTGGGGATGATGTAGTTGCGATGTGGCGCGGTAAATCCGAAATAGGCCGAGGCCGACTGGCTCCGAAAGTTCACCGTATGGCCGGGAGGCAGGTACGAGGGCACATTGGCCGCGTTATTGCCAAGGGTCCCACCAGACGGCGGATATACGAGGCAGGCCGTCGTCGTGCGGTTATCAACCAGATACTGATTTGACAGCGACGCCGCAGATCCGGCGGGCAGTTGAACGGCACCATTCGTCGGGCACGCGGTGATCGTCGTGAATGGCTGGGTGATCGCCGTTGCCCCTGTCGGCGCAGTCCCGGCAGCGGGAACGGTAATGGCCGCGGCGGAAAGGCTCGCCGTGTTGCCGTTCATCCGATCCACATAGGCATCGGTCGCAATGTTCGTGGAGTTGTCGTTCGCGCCCTTGGTCACAGAAGTCCCGCCACCACCGAGCGTTGCGGTGCCGCTGAACGAGGCAGTGGCGCCCTTCACCAGACCGGCAGCCGTCAGATTCCCCGACGCATCAACACCCAGCAGCGATGTCCCGCCGATCCCGTTGGTCACGTTGAACGTGTTCGTGAAGATCGCGGGCGTCGTATAGTAGACCCCGAGACCGCCCTGAAACACCGTCGCCGTGTTGTCCGCGGTGTAGACGTAGAGATAGCCGTTCGCGCCATAAGCATACCCGCGTTTCACGCCGTTGGTGTCGTAGAAAATCAGGCTGTGCCCGAGGGTCACGTTCACATCGCCGCCGGAGTTCAGGCCCGACGAGAATGTGCCGGTCGTCGTGTTCACGGGCGCCGTTGCGTTGCCGCTCGCGTCCAGACCCGACACCCCGTTGGCCTGTCCGACCGCGCTCTCGGGCACGTAGTTCGCCAGATCGGCCTGGGTCGCTGCGACAGGACAGGCGAGGGGGTTGCCGCTCGCATCAAGGCTGCACGTCTGCGCCGTGACCAGCGTGGAGTGATAGAGCCCGTCGGTCCCTTTGTAGGCGGAGACCACCGGCGTTCCGTTCGATGACAGCGCGCTGGTGACGGCCAGGGCACGATACTGGCTGTCAGCCGCCTTGTAGGCGAGCGGAATGGGGTCAGCCGCACGCGCAGCCGCCGGCAGCAGCATGGCCGCTGTGAGGACTATCAGTTTTTTCATGGAGGTGTCCGGTGGTGGCCCGCGAGCGGCGGGGGAAATTAGAAACTGCTGAGCGCGACGCGCTTCCAAGTGTTCGTCGAGACACAGACGTAGTGATAGTTTGCGTCGTCCTCGGACTGTCCTGCCGCGCAGGTGTCGCTTGAGCTGGCGGGCGTAGTCAGCGTCCCGATAAAGGATTTCGCCTGCATGGACCCTGCCAACGTGCCATTCCCGGCGTTATCGACCAGAAATTTCGAGACACCCCCGACTTCGACATCCACTAGGCTGTGCCCATAACCTGCATTGGCATAGACACCGAACGCCGCCACATACCCGGCAGGCTGCGTGCCAACGAGCAGACCGTTGTCGGTCCATGTGCCCCCGTTTTGGACGACCATTTCGCTCTGGACGGTCTGAAATCCACCCACGGTCGAATTACCGGTCACATCGGACGAGCCATTGATCTGGGCACCGCCAGCAGTGATGCCCCCGGTCAAATTCATCAACGAACCGTAATAGCTGTTCACACCCCGGATCGAGCAGCCTCCAGAAACAGACGTGCCGCACTGCCAGTCACCTGCCGCAGTCGGATACCACTGCGCCAGCTCCGTGCCGGTTGCGGATGTGCCCGCAAAGCCGCTGCCGGTGACAATGCCCAGCGTCGAGAGAGTATTGGCCTGGACACCACCCGCAAAGACCGCGCTACCACCAGCGTTCAGCGTCAGGCGCGGCGAGCCACCAACCTCGATATCCAGCAGGTTGTTGCCGTATCCGTCCTCCGCATATGCCCCGATCATGGCTGCATAACCCGAAGGCTGCTTCCCAAGGGTCAGCGCATTGCCCGCCGTCACACCATCGACCTGCCGGATGCCGACATGACCGTCTGCGTTCCAGTATTCCTCGCACGTCGCACCGTTGTTGCCGACGCAGGCCGCAAAGCCACCGCCCAGCTGCCCCTTGGGGTTCCAGACCAGCTCACCCGCACCCGAACCCGTGCTGACGCTGCCTTGAGCCGCATCGACCAGCACACCGAGATGCCCCGACACCGCGCTGTAGCCCTGCACGTCCGTCCGGTCCTTGGACAGATACCATTTCAGATTGAAGGTATCCTGACCGTCCGCATAGTCAGCATGCTCGAAACCCACGCCAGTGAGTCGCGAAGACGTCACGCCCTCATTGCCGTGGATCAGCGTCGAACCCGACCGCAGCACATTGTCATTGCCAGCCTCGCCGACAATTATGCCGTCCGGAAACGGGCCGCCGATATACAGGCCGTAGGAATCAGGCGACAGGACGCTCGGAGAGATGCCTCCACGGAACAGCGCCGTCAGTGTCAGGCCATGCAGCGCGATCGAGCCGTCTGGCACCTGACCCGCTGCGCCTGTCACGGCGTAATCTTCCTCCGCCCCCTCAAAGCGTCGGTTCAATGTCACGGGGTTCGCCCCGAGCTTCGTCGTGTCGATGTTGATGTAGACGTTGCGCGCGAACGTCTTCGTGGGAGACCCGACCCAAACTTCGGGTTTCCCGAGGCTGGAGAAATAGGTGTCGTAATTGGTGGTCGGGATCTGACCCGAAGCGGCATTGCCCGAACCCGGCACCGCCCAGCCGCCGACATTTAGCCGCGTTGATGTCCAGGAGATCAGGAACCCGGCATAAAAGTTCTGCGACGGGATGCTTGTGGCGGTGCTGTTGCTAGCGCCAGATGCAAGTGAGTTGGTCGAGACGTACATGCCGGGCCGCAGCATTGCCATCTGCGTGTTCGTCATCGGCGTAACCAGCGTCAGCCCCGTCGCGTCATAGGACGCCACATCCGCCTGCACGCGCGCGGGCAGCGTATCGACAAACTGCTCGAACGCGACGTTGTCGAAATAGCCCGCGTCAATGACGGACTGAGCGCCGCCCGATCGCCAGTCAGTCTCGGAGACCGGAGCACGACCGCCACCGCCTGTGTAATTGTTGTTCGTATCGCCCAGGAACAGCACGGTCCCCGCGTTATAGTTCGAGTAGGGCGCACCGATGATGTTCACAGACGCGGACGACGTGTTGCCCGCGGTATCTGTCAGACCGCCGAAAGCGACCATGTCCTGACCGGCCAGATCGTCGGGATTCTTTCCGACCAGACCGACCATCGGCACGGTGTAACTGGCGCTCCCGGCGGACACTGTCCGGTTGAAATTCCCGGCAGGTGCATTGATCGGGGAAATGACGTTGGCATTCGCATCCAGCGGTGCGACACCAGACGCCGCGCCCTTCTGGGCCGCAGGGATCGCCGCCTGAGCTGTCGCCTGAACCGTCGAAATCTGCCCCTGCTGGTTCGCATAGACCTGTGACAGCGCAATGCTACCAAGCAACGCCTGATCGATATGGACGCCCGCGTAGTTCTGGCTGGCAATGATCGGCGCAACCTGTGCGGCGAGAGATGACATCGGGACAGGGGTATAGGTCTGCGCGTGGGCGGCCAGCGGAGCGCTGGCGAGCATAGCGGCAATCCGGAATTTTTTCATGTCGAACCCAATAAATGCAGGCAGGGATTTCAGAATCCTGAAGTGCTGTAGGCAGGACTCATCGCCCACTGATTTGTCGCGTAGCAAAAATACTCGTGGAAATTGCCATCAGTGTCCTTGCCATGCGCAACCTGCCCGGGCGTGCACGCAGACGTTGCGGTCGGAACGGCCACAGAGGGGTCGTAGATCAACGTCTGAACTGTTGAATTTCCACCATACTGACTGAAATTTCCGTTGATCTGGAGGGTTCCGCCACCCGTATTGACGATCACGTTTCCATTGCCGTCACCTGAGATAGTCGCGGTATGACCGGAGGCGGTCGTCACAACAACAGCTCCCCCTACTGGGAGAGCTACGCTCGAAACATTCAAATCCCCGGTTATGGCGGAGCCAACTATCTTGCCACCTGTGATGTTCACATTGGAGGCACCCTGAAGCGCCATTGATCCCAAAGAACCATACAGGTTGCCAATAGTCTGACGGCTGGTGATGTTCCCATTCAAAACTGCCGGAGCAGCCACAAGAGAACCCGCGCTCTGCGTGCCCTTCAATCCAGCAGGATAGGGTTCAGTCGGCACATTGTCGGTAATCCACCGCGCGACTGCCAGCGTCGAGTTGGTGGAATACGACGCGCTGTTGGTATCGTCGGTGCCGGGATACACGTTGAAAACATACTGGTCCACATACCAGACATTCGGAATGGCATGATTGTCCATCAGGAACGATACGACTTGCTGCGCCTCGGTCAGATAGTCGTTTTCCTGCCCTGTCACGGGGTTTCCAGGGGAAAGCTCGCTAACCACCATCAGGCCATTCTGGTGCGCCCACTTGATCATCTGAACGACGAAGGCCCGATATGTATCCGAGTTCCACAGAAAGAACCCGACAGGCATATCGATCGCAAATCCCCCCTGTTGCAGCGCTGCGGCGCGCGCGGACGCCCAATAGCTGTCCGTCGCAAACGTGCCGAACGTGGTTCCGTTGGGACTGATGAAGGGGATCACACGCTTGATCGACGGGATCGCCGCTGAGATATTCGCAGTAGACACTGCCATATCACTGGCCGCCATGCTGCTGTATGCCGACGTTGTGGAGGAAGCCCCGTTCATGTTCAGCAGACCGAGCGTTGGCGCATAGCCCAGCTGCTTCAACTGTGCAGGCGACGTGTCATTGCTCCCTGATTGGTCCCACACCTGCCACCACGTTGAGGGCACGGTGATGGAGCCGAAGCCACCAGGTAGCCAGATACCAGCCCAGACTTCAGCATCCGCAGCCGCCGCAGATGCAAACGTAAAGCTGATGGCACCGGTCGTATAATTGACGGTTCCACTCCCGCCTGACCCGATGATTAGTCCGCTGCCGTTGTCTTTCCCGACGATGGCGCCGTTCAGGTCAATTTCTACATGGTTGGGAGAAATTGAAGTCCCGGGTGATACCGTGATGCTCTGCGTCGGCGACGAAACCGGAATCCGATACATCGGCAGGCCCGGCGTCAGAACGGAATCATGCAGGATTCCAAACGACCCGCTCGTGCCTGCGAATGCGTCAACCGCTGCCTGAATGGGGCTGAGGTCGCTGGCGTTGGTTGCCAGGGACGCATTTGACGTCGAGAATGTCACACGCCCCGTCGCACGGATATTCCCCGTGTTTGCTGCCGAGTATTGCCCGATCTGCGAAACCGAACTGACCCAGACGCTCTTGTCTGTCTGCGGGGCAGCACTCAGGATTTGGCCAAGCTGCGGATCGACACCAGGCAGATAGGTGGGCGCGGACGTGTTGGACGGCGTGAAGGTCGGGCGCCCTTTGATCCCCCCATTAATAATGGGGTTGGTCAGTGTTCCTGACAGCGCATCAGCTTTTTTCTCCTCGGCCCCCAGCGCGCGCTGCGCCTCCGCACTGATCGCCGACTGCAGGCCCGTCATCGAGGCCGAAACCGTCGCAGACCCCACCCGCGCGTTGCTCACATCCAGCCCCGAAAGCGCCGTCGCCGGGATCTGCGTCGCTACCTGTTTGGCCAGGTTCGACAGCGTGACGGGCGTGTAGTTGCCCGCTGTTTGGGCGGCGGCAGACAGGGGCGCAGCAAGAGCCGCGAGGACGAAAAGGCGCTTCATGTCAGCCTCAGGTATATTCGCGGATAATGCACAGCCCTGGCGCGCCGTTGCCGCCACCGCTGGAGCCGGTTCCTACAGAACCACAGCCGCCGCCGCCCGAGCCATAGCCGAACGCGTTCAGGCCTGAACCGGTACCATTATCGGTCGTGGTGATGCCATTGTTTCCGCCAGTGCCTGCGCCGCCATGCGCGGGTGCACCGCAAAACGGAACAGGGGTGCCTGATCCGCTGGCAGCGGGAATAATGAATGAACTTTCGCCATTGATCCCCTTGGACGCAAGCACGACAGAGAGTCCGGTTGCGGCATTGATGGTGACAGCGCCACCGACCGATTGGCCGCCCCAGTAGGCCGTCCCATTCGCGACGGAGCCGGATGTATTGCCGCCAGCGCCACCATTGCACGTCACCAAACTGCCGAAACTGCTGGTGCCGCCTGTACCGCCGACACCGATGATGCCGCCAACTCCCCCGGAACCGATCGTGACAGTGAAGCTCGATGCCGTTTGAATGGAGCGATCAATGCGGAACCTGGCGTATCCGCCCCCGCCGCCGGGCGTCCCGACTGACGCAGAAGTCCCGCCAGAATTGCTCGCCGCCCCACCCGATGCGCCGCCAGCACCCCAAAGCTCGACCTCGAACGAGGCGCAGTTCGCCGACGGGGCATAAAGCTGGGTGCCCGTGATCTCCACCACGCGGATCAGCCGGCCGGGCTTCAATTGCGGGATCGTCGGATAAAACACCGACAGAGCCGTCAGCGTCGCCGCGCTGAGATTTGTTGCGCCCGACGGAACCGTCACGGTGTAAAGCTCAACCACCACCTGACCGGTTGCGGCCGTCGGAGCAGTCGTCGCTGCAATGAACGACATCGTGCCGGTCCGGCGCGTCGGCAGCGCCGTGCCCGCATTGTTCGGACCCGCCTGCGTCTGGCTCGGGTTCGTCGAATTGTAATAGGGCAGCACGGTATTGTCCGTGTCCTGCTCGGAACAGATCGCATAAATGCCATAGGTCGCGCCCGCGCTGGGGATCGTGACCGTCTGGGTCGTCTCGTTCAGATACTGATTGGTGACACCGCTGCCATTTGTCGCCAGCCCGGCGCCTTGAGCGCCGATCGATGTTGTGTCGATCTTGTTCCAGGCATTCACGATGCCCGGCCCGACCGTCAGGGACAGCGCGGATGCCGACAGCGTGACGGGCAATGCCATCGCGCTCGATACATTCTGGCCGTAGACGGAATCCAGAACCCGGCCCAGAGCCTCCTTGGTGTATTGGCCGGAGCGCAACAGATCGGTGTCGAGCGGGATGCTGCCAGCGTAAACGATAGGGCGATCCATCAGGATTCCTTGACCCAGGCAATCACACCTTGGGCTTTCACTTGGTTGATGGCGGTGTTGACGGTAGCGGTCGTGGCAGATCCGAGCGTGGCTGAGACAAAGAACTGGCCGCCATAAAGCGAGCCGTAAGCCAGCCCCGGCGTCCCGTAGCCATAGCCACCACCGGCTGCCGGGGCAGAGGTGCTGCCGAGTGCATGTGTGTCATCCGCCTTCATCGGCTCAATGATCGTCGGCGCCGTACCTGTGACGCCCTGCACAGCGGCAGAGATTGCAGCCCGCGTGTTCCGTGTCGCGATCAGCGCAGCCCTGATCCGGGCGATGTAAGCGGCATCAGTCTCGCTCGTTGCACGCGGGAAAAGCCCGACGCCGAAATAGTCGTCGGCAAACATATCGACGAACGCGCCGGTGCAGGTCGCCAGTCGGGTTGCGGCATCGACGCCAGTGAACAGCCCCCAGATCCACGCAAATACCGAGCCGAATCCCTGCAGGATACCATTCATGACCGGTGCCTGTTCCGTCTCACCGGCGGCGGGGGCAGGGGGGAACCAGCCCGTCGGCAGCAGCGCGCGCAGACGCCGTGCGAAATCAGCCTGGTCACCAGTGCTCATGACGCTGCCACGACGGTGATGGTAATCGTGCCGGCCCGGATCGCGGTGGTCGTGGTCGCGGACAGATCAGCCTGCGCACCATTCAGCAGCACGTTGGTGATCGAAAGCGGCGTCACACCGGCATTGTTCCACGCAACCACAGAGAGCCGCGAGTAGGGATAACCAGACCCGACCGACTGCGCGTCGATATCGGTCGTCAGCGCGGTCGAAACTGCAGTCTGCACCGCCGTGGCGTCAGTCCCGGACGGCACAGTGATGGTCATGGACGCATTCGCCTGCAGCGTCGTCGGCCCCTGAACCGCAAACGCCACGCCGCAGGCCCGCACGCTGTCGATCGCGCTGTAAACGCCGCTCAGCAGGGAATCCGATGGCGATCCGGTCCCGTCATCGACGACAGCCGTGAAATAGCCCGGCCTGACCGCGCCATTGGCCGCCATACCGTCGAGGATGTTATCGTTCAGGTTCGTCTGCACACCAGAAATCGCGTTCTGGATCGCCGCGACGCACGCCGTGGCCTTCGCCGCCAGCCATTGCGGGAACCGCACCCGCAGTGCCGCATCTGTCTCGCCGTCCGATCCGTTCACCAGGGCCGCGGTGTTCGTCACCGTGTCGATCCCGGAAATCGCCGTACCCATCAGGCAGATCGCACCGACCGCGACATTGCCGGTCGATCCCGTCGTCTGGCATGTCACGGGAATGATGATCGAGCCCGTGCCCGCCGGGCGGACATAGCCGCTTGCCACAGCGCTCCAAGCCGGGAGGCTGCTGTCCTCGGTGACGACGAAGATAATGCCCGAGACAGTTTTCACCGTCGCGCCAACGGGGATGGTCGCAGACTGCGCGGCCGGAGAGAATGAGGTGAATGTCACCGATCCCGTTGACGCCGTGCCAGGTAGGCGGGTCATGCCAAAATCGTTGACGAAGGTATCGGCATCGGCACCAACAGACGTCGCCAGCCGTGTGCGCGTCAGAATCTGCAGCGCGATATACTGCAGCCACAGACCGATGCCCGCGACCGCCTCCATCAGCGCCCGGCCCGGCGTGCCGATCGTCATATCCAGCAGCGACGCGCACGCGCCCTGCGCCGCCGTCACCGCCGCCGTGACGGTGGTTGCGAACGAGCGCAGGGACAGGGACATGAGGCCTCAAAACGAAAAAAGCCACCCGAAGGTGGCTGCACAATATTATTCGATGATGCGTATTTATACGGTCAACAGTCGCGACCCGTCAACAAACCAGTGCAGTATTTGCAGCGACAAGCCGAGGGTCATCTTGCTCTGATAGAAAGCGCGCATCTCGGGGATTTATGCGAAGTATGGTGGAAGATCGGCAAAAGTACAAGGGCTTTGTCAGTTAACGACGCTCAGCCCCTGAACCAACCCACTCGCCAGGTCTGTGTAACTGATGTCGCACCGATACTGCCCGTTCGCGACACTGACCGCCGTCACGCTCACCGTCACCGGCTGGGAATGGTCCACGCCCTGTTCCAGCGCCATCTGCGACTGCACGATGCCCTGAATGGTCGACGCCTGGACGGGATCGCCGATCTTGGCGGGAAGGCCCGCGCCATAATCCAGGTTCCAGATGTAATCGCCGAGGTTCGTCGTCAGGCGCCGCAGGATCATCTGCTTCGTCTGGTCGGCCCCGAAGACGACAGCGAGGCCGCCTGTACTGCTCAGGAGCAGGTCCCCGCCTGCGTTGTGGGATATGGCGCTCATGTTCAGTCCATCGCTCTGATCAGGTCATGTTTCAGGGTTTCAAGCATGCCGATGAGCTCAAGCGACCGGACTTCACCCTCGGCCCGTGTGCAAAACTCCCGGTCAGGAGCCACAACGATCATCATGATGCTGATGGCGTCGCCTCGCTCGATCTCTGCCCGTGTCCGATCAATCATCTCAAGCATAGCGTCGCGCGCTGGTGCTTGGGCCTGTGTCAATGTGTGAATTTTCGCGCTCATGCGACGGGCTCTCCTGTCTCGCTGGGTCCGCTCTGAACGCCAGAATGCACATGGGCCTTGAGCGATATGGCCGAGGCCAGCACGTCAGTGTCGGAAACGATCGTGCCGCCCGTGATCGACAGGCCGCCCGCGTCGAGGGTCATCGTCACGTCTCCCACCTTCCAGACGAACCCGGCAGAGGTCATCTGGGCACTCACAACGCCCGCGCCGCAGAACATCCCGTCCGGCGTGATGTGCCACCATGGCGCATTGGTCGTTGCTGCCCCAACGCTGTTCGACGCCGCATCCACCGGCGGAGCGCCACGACCCGTCATGATCAGCATCTCGCCGGGCTGCGCGGGCTGTCCCGTTGCGGGGGAGACTGGCGGCGTCATCACGGTGTCGTAGACGTGGCCGATGATCGTCAGATGCTCAGCATCCCCCTCGGTCGGCGCGAGCAACACGTGCGTGCCGATCGCCGTTGGCCGGGCGATGCGAAGGTCGCCAACCGCCGTCCCGCCAGCGTCTGCCAGCCACCCGGTCTCCACATCCTCGGGCTGGACCTTCACCTTAACCGCATGGTTGATTGGATCGACAGCTGAGACGATGCCGTGGACGGGATGCGCCGCCCGAGCCAGCGTTGTGGCAATATCCATGCGGTTATGCATCGTCGCTGGTCCCCGCCCCATCGGATGTGGCTCTGTTTCTCAGCATAACGTGTTGCCCGAAGCCCTTTTCAAAATCGTAATTGGTCTCAACAGAATCCACGCTGTAAATATCGTCACCTTTCCCGGACATATCCCATGACGTGTTCGTCCCGCTCAGCTTGTAGAACTGTCTGGGCTCCAGGTTGAGCTTCCCCGGTATCGAGAACGACGCCTCTCGCGCATGGGATATGATTTCGTCGTACTTCTGCTTGGCAAACGCCTCAACGGCTTGCTGTTTCGATCCAGGCGGAGCGCGGAAGGTGTAAAGGGTTCCTGCGTTCTCCGACGCTGCGCGCCCCTTCCCGAGCGCAGACCAGTAAATTTCGTTCTTCGTGCGCTGCCTGCTGTCCCACGCCATCGCGTGAACTGTCACCCCTTTTGCAATCAGGAAATCGCGCTGCAGACTCAGGCCCATAACGTCCGACACGATAGGTCCGCTCCCGGTGTCTGTGTATGCGATCGTGTGCGTCGCAGTGCCATCGCCTGGTGTTGGAAAAGGCACGCAGTTGATTGTCTTGCCGCTCGCATACAGGTCGCACTGCGCCACATTCGCGATATAGCGACACAGGTCATAAGCCGTCTGGAACCGGTGCTGCCCGGCACTCGATGTCCGCTTGTGCTCGATCTGCCAGAATTGGCCGGTCAGATTGGCAGGAAAGGCAACATTCGGGGTCAGGCCCGCCGCCTTGATGACGTCTGTGATCAACTCCGCCCCGGTCAGGTTCAACCAGGCCTGCTGCACGCGCATATCCAGCAGCTTCGCCAGATAATCCCGACATTCCACCATCATCGCCGTGCCCGTCGGGCTCCATGAAACCTGATCGACAATGCCCTGAAACATATTCGTCCAGGGCGAGCCATCAATCATCGCGTCGCGCATCTGGATCACGACATCAATATCCGGTGGAACGACATCAGCAGAGGCCGTCGGGTCGAACCAGTATGGCGCCGTCAACTTCGCCAGCGCCGTCCGGTCAACCGCCAGCGTGAGGGTCGCGGTATCAGCCCGGCTATAGCGCGTCCTGTTCAGGCTGAAGCCCTGAATCGGCGTCTCGGCGCGGATTGCGCCATTAATCAGAAGTTGCGCGCGTGGGGCGCGAAACGGCGACGTCCGGCGCTTCCCGATCGCCGTAATGGTCTCACTCATGATGCCACCCCGGGCACGCCGCTCGTTTGTGTCGGATCGACGGCGGGAATCTGAATTGGGACAGGTGTCATGAACCCTGAAAGGTCGGGGTCAGACAGGCCGTTCAACTGGGCGATACGCCACCATTGGGTTGCATCACCCAATTGCTTGGCCGCGATGTGAAAGAGGGTCACATCGTTTGCGGAAATCAAAGTTTTGGTTGACATTGGTAAACCTCAGAGTTATGTAGGTTGCACGGAAGCAAACCGCAGCCGCAAACAAAAAACAAGGAGATCGGACTATGGCAAATTTAGATGGAGCCCGAGGAGAGCGAGAAAAATCTTTTGCTAGGCAGCTCGAAGCGGGAATGTCCCGTCGAGGCGCGAGTATCAAAAGCGTCGCCGAATCGCTCGAATGCACCACTCAAGCAATCCACAATTATTTGAAGGGGCGCTTTTTCCCAACCGCTGACAAGTTAATGCAACTAGAAAATTTACTTTCTGTAAAGTTTGTGTTTTCGGACGTGAATGTCGGCGAGCCGATCTACACCGACGCGCCCCGCGACCGCGAGCTATCCGACCTTTCGCTGACCATACCGGAAGCAAAGGCCGCGATTGCCCGGAAGCTCGGGGTCCCTGTCGACGCTATCAAAATCACAGTAGAAGCTTGAGGAGTATTGCTATGAAGAGAGACAAGATTACTAAGCGTTTTTCGCAAAAATTTCGATCTGGAAAATTTTATCCAAAGGGGCGGGATCTGTATAGCGAGCAGCACGCTGTCAAATACATGGAAGGCGAATTTGCAAACATGTCGCCGCCAGTAATGGTGAAGGTCCAAACAAAAAAGCTTCCGCAGAATGACTATTTTTTGGTTCGTTTTAGCCGAAAGCTCGACAATGACACGTTAATGGCGTTGATGATGCAGTTGCCGCTCGGGAGTTTGGAGAGGCACTAATAGCCTCGCTGTGGGCTCACGACACAATCGGTGTCGTGGTGCCCACCCCGCCAGCCACATTCACGTTCTTGGCTGCAACGTTCACGTTCGCCCCCGCGTCCACTGCCGCGCTATGCACCTGGGCATTCTGCATCGCGGCACCGATACCCGCCGTGGAATTCAGGCTGATACCCTCAAGATTCTGACCCGTCTGCGTCACTGCCGTCGAGATATTCTCGCCCGCAGACTGCAGGCTCGAAAACATCGATGCCGCTGCATCAGGGGCGGCTGTAAGATTGGTCGTCGTGCTCGCGATTGTGGAAACCTGCGTCAACTGCGTCTGCGCCTTTGCCAGAACACCGCCCGCACCCGTCAGGTTCGCCAGCGGCGTTACCTGACCAATCACACCCGTCAGTGTGCCGACGACGCTCTTCGTGAACGTCGAAACCGACGTAATGGCCGAGGCAATCCCCGAATAAGCTGCGGCCGCGCTGTCGCCGATGATCGACGCGATGTCTGCAGATGGCGTGGTTGCGGTTTTCTCGGAGTAAACCTCGAGCACCATCTCATAAGGGATCGTAAAGCCGCGGTTCTGATAGAGGTAGTAGAACTCGTAGATGATGACTTTGAAGTCCAGGTTGGCAACGAAGAGGTCTAAAGGCTTACCAACGTTCCGAAGCTTCTCCACGCTTTCAGCGCGCGACAGGGAATTTGGGCCGACAAAAACCCCACTGAGGGTAAGTCGATTTGGGTCATTCCCTGCCGCATCGATCACGCGATCCCCGCCGGGAAGGCGATGGACCATGAGCATCTGCTGGCCGCCAACGCGTAAAATGCTCGGCACCTCCATGCCGATCAGTGATAGCGGTCCAATACTCAGCGGTGCAGATGCCTGCGTGTTGGAAAGTGACCCGATCGCGGAAGTCAGATTAAGAAGCGTGCTTGCGAGTGCCATTGTGTCCCCTGCGGAGCCGGCACTCGAAGTGACGGCTCCTAAAAAGCGCCTGGATTATGAATTGGGTCCATAGGCCGGATATGCACGGGCTCCGTGGAGTCGCGCGGCACATACGGCATTTGGTCGACGTTGATGGCCGGGTCTTCGGCCATTGCTTGAAGCTTGGGGTCTTGCCTAAAATCGAATGGCGCAATTTTCGCGCCCATTCCAACCAGGTTGTTGCCACCGATAAAATTTTCGCACCTGCTTGCAGCGTAATCGAAAGGCAGAGAGCTATTCGACCCACCTCCAAACCGCATTGCGTGATGCATGCACAGCACATCCGTCGAAACGGTCGGCTGATTGCATGCGGCGAGAGCGAGCAGCGGGAGGAAGGCGAGGGTGCGTTTCATAGTGAAACCGTATCCCTCGCCCCGGCCTCAGCGCAACTATGCTGGTTCCAGCGCCCGCTGCGACTTCAGCGTCCGCGCTACCGCCCGGATACGACGCGCGTTCTCCGCCGCCTCATCCTGCCGGGGCACATACCGCCCAAGCACCTGAACCAGCAGCCGGGACGGCTTGTCCGCAGTCCCGCGCCGCACGAACGCCGATCGAGTCTTGCGCTCCGGCGTCAGATACACCCCGTCATAGTGCGACAGGATGCTCTCGACGCAGACCTTGCCCTCGGCCAGCACGACTGCCCGGTCGCCGGCCATCATGTGAAAGTCGTTCAGGTCGAAGCACACGACCTCACCGTCGATCATGACGGCACCCGTGACCGGCGCCGGGCCGCGCTGGGTGAGGGCGGTCATGATGGCTTCCCCCGCCGGGCTTTCGGAAAAGGGATGGTATTCTGCCCGATCACCCGATCACGATAGATCTGGATCATCATGTTGCCTTCGGCTGCCATCCACCTGTCGAGCGCATCAATGTGGAACAGGCGACGCTCGATATCGCGGCTTGAACGCATCGCTCCACCCATGTCGTTGCGGAGCAGCCACGTGGTGCACCGGCGCGACATTGCGCGGATCAGAGACGCCCGCGATTGAGTGCGGGGGAAATCGTGCTTGTCCACGATGTAGCGCATCGGACGGTATTCAGTCGTGAAGCCCGCAGTCGGGTCGAACGACACGAGGGTAGCCTTCATCACCTCGAACATCGGTGCGAACTCGGCCCTGATCTCCGCCATCATCTCGCGCTTCAGTTTACCAAGACCTGATTTGACGATGCCGCCAGTCTGCTGGGCGGTAAGGTGGTCACCCTGCGCGATCGCCTTGCCGAAGAAGTGGTTGAACAGGACGCGGGCACATTCGGTCTGGTATTCGATGACCTTGGCGCGGACTGCTTCATCCTTAATCCGGTCCGGGTGAATAGTCGCAAGCCAGAAGTTCAGGAGGTCGAGGGAGAGGCATGTCATCTCCTGCGGGCCCCCTTCAGAAGGGACCACCGTAACGGAGGCCCCTTTGCTAAGCACCGGGTGCGCCATAATCTTTTTACGCTGACCTTCCCAGTTGAGGCCCATGCCTTCAACAATGGGTGGCATAGCAACCAACGTGTTTTCCGGTCGGTCGCCAGCAATCGCGACAAGCTTTGCGCCGTGGAAGTCGATTGTGGTAAGCTTACTCATACCGTGGTTCTCCAATCATCGGTGAGAGACGGAAGAGGTCGGGCCGCCAAGCTGATCCTCTTTCGTCTCTTTTTCGTTGAGCAGAACTGCTCCAAGCAGTTCGTTGATCTCCGCCGTCATGCTCCGATAATTCTGGAACGCCTTCAGGCGAAGTGCCTCGTAGACATCTGGCCGCAGCCTCAATGTCATTCTGGGGCAGTCTGGGATGATCGTTCTCATGCGCTTCTCTTGTGTCTAATGGACACAAGCACCATCGCACATTGTGTCCATTGAGTGCAAGTGGCGAAAATCTATGCTTGTGCTACAAGCGCCAGATGACAGGTGAAAAGCGTTCAACCATCAATGTGAGGCTAGGCGAGGATCTTCTCCAGAAGATGCGCCTTGCTGCTGCACAAAGCGGGCATTCGATGAATGCCGAGATCGTGCAGCGACTGGAGAGCAGCCTCGCCGACGCTCAACCTATCCTGATGCAGTGGGACCCGTGGCCCGCCTTGCCCAAAACCCAAGCAGACATTGAAGATCAGATCGAGCACATCCGCCGGAACATTGCCGGGATGCAGCTCAATACAGAGAATATCCTGCTGTTGAATTCCGATGAGTTCACGCCCGAGCGGGCAAAAGGGACAATTGCCGTCCTGACAGAAATGGTGCGACAAAACTGGGATCGGCAGATCAAGGAAATGGAAGATTCCATCCAGGTACTGACGAATAAGCTTGAGTGGGTGCGCCGGACGCGGCCTCAAGGCGAATAATCGCCCTCACATCAATTTACTGCCTCGCCATAACGGAGACGCCTTACCCCCGCTCATCAACAGCACGCTCGACGCCGTTCTGAAGGTTCTGCAGATAGTCCACATCGCGGCTTTCTATCGCATGCCGCTGCCCACTGGACATTCTAACAATCAGATAGTGCTGCGGCTTGAATACGTTCACCCAGCAAACCAGCGCCAGCACTGTGACAACCAAGCCTGAACCAAAGAGAGCCCCGCTGTCATCCGATTGTTGAGTAATAGTCGACAGTCCCTGCGGGGCCGTGTCGGGATGGAAGGCGGCGTAGAACGTCCCGATCGCCATAAGCGTCAGGCCGATACCGAATATTACATACCAGAAAATCTTCCGACGCTCGATGCTGACGCTGTTGATATGAGCGGTGCTGTAGGTAACGCCGCCGAACCGCAGCAACGTCGTAGAGATAAATATGCCACCTGACTTATAGATGACTTGGGAGGCCATATTTTCTATCTCCACTCACTCAATGGTTTCGTATCAGCATTGAGTGGACAGATCGGGCCGTCAATACCCAAACGTGGCTCCTGAGAAGTGCGCGCCAGCAACGTCGTCGAGTATCCTCACCTTGCCGCTAGGCTGTCGAGCCGATCGCCGTCTGGATATTCAGGAGCTTGGTCGCGGACATGGGGCCTCTGAATCAAAAAAAGCCGCCCCGGAAGGACGGCTTGTGAAGAGTTTAGTACGAGCTAAATGGATTGTACAAGACCTGTTTTAAGATCGGTGTATCGGCGTGGATTTTTCTCGATTACCAAGCGCCTGCGGGCGTATCAACATGATCCGCCGGACTTCCACTCTCAGAAGGCATAGAGTGTATTTCATCTTCTGAGAGGGCATGGGGAAAAGTGCTCCATCACATGCCCACCGACCGTTATTGGATCGTAATTTTCCCCACCCCTCCAAATTATCATAAACAAGATGTGGCTCAAAAGCGAAGCTCTCCCCACGAATGTTGATTTCGCATCGGCCGATTTGGAATAGTGGTCCCGTATGATCGATCGGTAAGGCGGGATCTGACGAGTTTCCCGGGAAGTACGCGGCAAAGCGCATATCAGCATGTGCCGTAGGAATCAGAAAGCTTCGAAATCTTCCGGTGATTTTGGTTGCCCTGAATGCACGACCATTTGGCGCTTTTACTGCCAGTTGGGGAGTCAAAAGTCCCATCAGACTAAATGACCACAAGCGATAATTTGGAATAGGGCTGCCATATTGTTACCTAATTTTGATTTATCTTTAATCCCTGATGATGCAGGGCAACATAAGATCTTTGTTGCTCTTGTCTAAGTTTATCGAAGCTGGATTGATGCCGCGCTTATTCATGCAGGGAGGATTTCATGGCGCAGATGATTAGTAAATACGAATTTCCTAGAAGGACGATCTAGAAATAGAAGGTTTAATATTTTTCCTAGTTGTGAATTGATACTGTTTAAAAACCTGAGGCGTAATTAATTATGAAGAGGGACTTCTACCTGTCAGACATGCGTTTTGTTTTCTATGTGTTCTCAAAGCATAGGAATCTTACAAAATGTGCCCAAGAATTAAGAGTTCACCCTTCAACTGTTTCTAAAGCAATAGATGATTGCGAAGCTCTTTTGAAGATTAAATTAGTTACTAAAACCGGAAGGTTTCTTGTGTTGACGCGGCACGGCGAGGTTTTTGCGAAAAGAATTGAAGAAATTATCGATAATTTGCGAGATTTTGAGGAAAATTTATCTATATCAGCTACTGCAGTTCAATCCATTATAGTGTCTGCGCACAGTAGTATTATGAAAAGCTGGTTAAAATCCTGCCTTTTGCCGTTAATTGAATGTTACCCTCAACTGCGCTTCACACTAAGAGATCAAAACGATGTCAGAGATTCCAAGATCGGGCGAGGCCATATTTATGTCGGATTCGGCCGTCACTGGATGGAGCATGATTCTATCACGTTGAGGCACGTGGGTGATGTCGACATCGCTGTATACGCTCCTGTCGGAGGCGCGCTAGATCCGAACGAATCCTATGAACTAGAATTCGCTCTCAAATCCGGCTGCGCTCTCCAGCATACGGATCGATATCTTTTTGTCGAAGATTTTAATGGTTCAAGATATAATATAGCAGAGTTCAAACCATATAGTAAGTTTGAGAGTCCGTCACTAGATTATCTGGTCGAGGGTGCAATTCGTGCGAAGAGCGTCTTTATTGCCGCCCCAAGCATTGTAGAGGCGTCCCCTGCAAGCCATGATGTTTTTGAGGTTAAACTTACGTCTTCCTTGAAGCCGGTCTCAATCGATTTGCTTTTTCATCAGACCGATAAAATAAATGTAGACTTCCAGAATGTCATCGAATCGATTTGCCGATCGGGGCGCGCTTATTATTTAGGTCTCCATCAGAAAGCGAATAAAATTTGATGTGCCATTAGCGGGCATGCGTATTTAAAAGTGTCAGGAATTCTGGCGGAGATGCTTATCGAACGACAACATCATGGCTTTGTTAAAGCGACTAGAGAAAACAAAATCTATCCAAGCGGAAATTGGTCGTCGTTGGGCTACAGGTGGCATCAAGCCTGAGTGAGTTATCACGACTCATCTTTTGTCGCCCATAGGCCGCCAGTAAGATTGATCCCGAGGAATGGCACCGACAGTGATGGCCAATAGTCCCTTAATGGACTCTATCGTCCCGCAATCTCATGAATCCATTCCGGCATTTCCATCTGAGATATACCTTCGGCCCGCGTTAAACTCGGAAACGGGTTAACTCCCGTCGCCTTTTCAAGCCCCGCCAGCGTCGCCCGATGGCAATCCCCGCCAGGCTCATTCCGGCAAGTGATGATCGCCACCGCGCGCTGCGCAGGATCGTAGACCGCCTTCCATACCGATGTTGGGATCGGCAGCCGATGCGGACCGATCGCGCCGCGCTCCGCAGTGTAGGCCGGCCCCGTGACCACATACAGATCCCCGTCAGCCTCGGCCAGACGCCGCACCGCCGCCTCGATATGCTCCCAGTGCCCGGAGTTCATCCGCTCGTCCTGCGGGACGACGTTCGAGAGCGCAAACGTCTCGTATCGCGCCTCCTGATCCGCCGCGTCGCCACTTGGCGTCATGTGCCCGCGCGCCCAGCCTGAGCGCTTGTAGTCGTCGAGGCCGGACCGCGCCGTGAAGGGCAGGCGGTCATCCTCATGGAACGCACCGCGACCGTGGAGCGCTCGTGCCGCAAGAACAGAGGCAGCCGTCAGGTGCTCAGCCGACCAAATCGGCTCGCGTCTCTCAAGTGACTCCTGAGCCGCATAGAATTGGTTACAGAGCACGGGGCCGACCGATTGAGACGACGGTAGTTGCGCCCCGAATCCAATACTGTCGCATGGGGAAGCGAACGCCACCGAAGACATGGCCAAAATACCTGCCGCCACGACAGCGAAATGACTCGCAATATTTTTTATTGTCGGGAATCCATCGTCGTTAAGATTTTCTGATCGACGGGTGATGTATGCGTGCACTGCTTCTGGGCGTCCTGTTAGCGATCTCTGTGCCGGTCTGGGTCAACACGGCGGTCGCGTTCGATACCACGACCCAGGTTCCGTCGCCCATACAGCCCAACGAATCAACGCTCAAGGAACACAACCACTATCGGAACGTCGATGGCCGGGAAGTTCATTCGCCGGCCCATACACTCAGCGGGGCCGCGCCGTCCGGTGCGTCAGCCAAGTGTGGCGACGGATCGTTCAGCTTCAGCCTGCATCACCGGGGCACGTGCTCGCATCATGGCGGGGTCACTGAATGGCTGAACTAAAGGAATTCCCGGAAGGGTGGCCGCCGCTTGATCCCAAGGCGGCCGCAGATGAGTTGCTACGCCTGTTCGGCGCCGCGGCGGAAGCGATGGCTCACACGAGGATCATGGGGTTCATGGCCGCCGGTGATATTGGTCGTGTGAATGAGTGGTTCATGGTGAAAGCGCATATCCGCGAAATGACGCACGGGGTGAATAACGGTCTGCATCCGGTGCATTAATGACGAAGCAGGAACAACCACGTGAAGAATTAATTGAGGTAGCACTCAGAATATTAATATAAACATTATTTACTATACCAAATATCTGTAATTTCCAGAGTCTTTGAAAGAATATATAATTCCCAGAAACCGCATATTTGTAGAAATAATCTATGATCTGCCCGGCAAGGTTGGAAGAAATTTGATTCGAGTTATTGATTAGGATTTCTATGATCAAATCATCTGCATCTTCAATGCCGCTTTTTGATGCGGTCAAAAGCCAACTGAGTGCAGTAGGTATGTCTCTAATTGATTTATTGCCTTCGTAATACAACCTCCCCAAGAGATAGGCTCCATCGTGGCTCCCGAGCTTGACCGACTCGAGAAGCCATCTTTCGCCTTCGACAAAGTTCGAAAATTCATTGGATTCATCATTTAAATACAGGTTGGCTAAACTTGCTGCGGCGGCTTGATTCCCACTCATGGCTGCCCGACGTAACCATGTCTCAGCCCAAAATGGGTCAGCCTGAACGCCAGATCCATTTAATAAGCAGATTCCAACCTCAAGTTGCGCATCAGAGTTGCCTAACTGAGCGGACCGAAAAAAGTAGTGATACGCGAGCTGAAGGTTTTTTGCGACACCTATGCCATTCTTAAGTAAATTTGCCAGGTGAAAATTTGCGCTCACTAGCCCGGCTTCGGCTGCGATTTTTAGGTGACGTATCGCTCTTGAAAAATCGTCATTTCGACGTGCGTTTTGCAGCAGTACCAAGGAGATTCCCAAGTGTCCGGTAGCACATCCAGCTTCTGCGGATTTAGAATACCAATATTTAGGATCGAGCAGTGTCTGGTTGCCTGCATTTTGAAATTTCAGTAGGTATCCAGTGAGTGCTTGGCTTTCTGCGTGCCCAGCGATAGCGGCTTGGTGCGCCCACTCATAGGCCTTTTGGTAATCAGGATTGCTGTTTGCTCCGTCGGGTCTAAAAAAGGATTCGGATTCTATATCATCAGGCGGCAGCCCTTCTATATAAAGAGTCGCAAGCAGGTGTTGAGCTTCAAGGCACCCTAAATGAGCAGACTTTCTCGCCCACTTTGCTGCTTCGATCCTGCTGAAAGGCACGATATTTCCTTCTTTATAATAGCAGGCAATCAAAAATTGAGGATACTGCTTGCCCTTCTGCGCAAGTCGCAACATCATGCGAAAGCCTTTTAAAGGGCTTAATCCACTCTTTATGAGGTTTTTTGCAGTCCGGATTCGATATTGGTAAATAATATCTGATAATTTGTCGATCATATTTATATTGAAATATTCGAAAGAGCCACGCATTTACGCGCAACCCTTTCGCAATGAAATTAAAAGCTACCATTTCCGTTTGATAATATCAAAATATCCGGCTGTGATGCAGAAACTGGAAGCATCGCCGCACTATTCAAAGCTGTACTATTATTTTGATTAATAAAGTTGGATTGCGCAAGCGCGCCATTGGTGTTTCCGCCACCCAAGAAATCGTTTTGTATTACTTGAGATGCGGTTTGCAAAAGATTGCTATTATAGTTGGTTAGATTTTGAGCGTTGGTCGCATATACAGATGATGCTGCAATGTCCGATCCCTGTGAAGCCACGCCCTGGACTTGTGACGACACCGCTTGTGCCAAGCTGGACGCAAGTGTGCTATCGACTCCGGGTGCGAGTAGCTCTGGTCTGATATTTTGACTAATATCAGCGTTCTGTACCTCAACGTGAGAGCTTATTGTATAGCTATTCCCGTCGCTTGCTACAAAAGATTGTTGTATTCCGATGTAGAGAGCGTGATCTTGATGCCCAACCCACACTGTAGCATTGCCATCGGACCCGCTAGCGCTAGCGGAGGTATCATAAGGCGCGCCGTAATTGCCGACGCCGGGATCTAGATCGTAACCATCAGCTTGGACATTCATGCCTCCGAATATGGAGTTTGAGTATTCTGTACCAGCGTTATAGGAGCCAGAATTGAACCCTTGCGGCCCTGTATAGCCCCCGGCGCCTGGCGGTGCCGGGTCATTCCCTGGAGGCGGTGGTTTTACTGCGCTCATGCCATCACTCCTTTTATGGTCACTTACATTAGTAAGGACACAAAAAGATACATTTTGTTGGCCTTGAGAATCAACCCTTAGAGGTGATTAATTTCTAAATGAAAATTCATAAAGTTAAGTCATTGATATTGCATACTATTTATCGAATTCCCAATTAATGTGGGTTTGTATCCGTGCAATCGATTGGCGAATTACCATATATATTATTATGTCTAAATATATGATTAATTTATACAAATTCACAAATATCTTTGACATCGTAGATTTATACAATCGCTATATCTTGATACATATCAAGGGATATGCAAGTATTTTATACTTTAATGCGTTGTGTTTGTAGTAAGTCAAAATCAAGGCTCAAGAAGATTTCTTGTTAATGCCAATGTCATTTTTCCCAGTCGCCCCATCCATGAGCGTCAATTCCCAATACTTACCCCCCCCCTCAATTCACCCCACCCTGAGCGTTCGGCATCTCAATACCCAAACGCTGCGTTCGGGAACTGCGGATCAGCGATGGTGTCGGGCGATGTCGGCTTGGCCCGCGCCTCGCGCCACCACATCTTTGCCTGATGCTGGCTGACGACCTTGGCGATCGGCTTGCCGTCCAGCGTAAAGTGCGCCGTCAGGTTGACGGTGGCCTGATCCTCCGCAGACCGGTTGTTCGGGTCGTTGCGGCGCAGGCTGACAGCAGGCGGCAGGGCTGGCAGACGGTTGTCCCGCATGGAGTATGGGGCAGCCGGGCGGTCCGCAAGGCCGAGCGAGCGGGGATCGCCGCCCAAGCGCCCTTGCTGACGCAGTTTGTCCAGAGCAGCGCCCTCATTGGTATTGGTCGGGTCGCTATGGAACATCGTTGCAAGGAAGGCGCCAATCGGGCCGCCAATCTTCAAGAGTTTCGGCGCCCATTCCAAGAGCAGTTCGATGAAGCCTTTGATGCCGCCGCCAAGGCGCACTAACCAGCCAATCGCGGTAGGGATGCCAAGGATCGCGCGTGCGAATAGCTTGATCCCAGTCACAAACGGACCGAATGCCGCGCCAGCAATTGCGAGTGTGCCACCAACAACCATCAAACCACCAAGGGAAGCAGCCAAGATCGTGAAGCCGCGCGCCGCGTCTGGGTGCTTTTGCACAACGTCGGTAATTTGATTCAGGGCTCCCGCCAACTTGCGATAGATCGAGGCCCAATCTCCGATACTGGGCGCACCGAGCGCTGTGGCGAGGTTCTTCCACGATGTCGACAAGGCATTCATAGCCGCGACTGGGTCCGACTTCATCATCTCGTCATACTGGTCGACGCCCGCTGCCTGCCGGATATTGTTGGCGTCGCGCTCGAAAGCGGGGCTGTTTCGGATCACTTCCCCTATCAACCCAATCACGGTGCTTCTAAGGTGACTACGGAGCAATTCGGCAACCTGCCCGTCGGTCGTGTTGTAGCCGTGCTTTTGTAGCGCGGTAATCAAGTGCTCTCTGATCCAAGTGACTGGATCTGCCTGCATTTCGCTTCCGGCCACCAGCGCGCCGCGATCAAGAGTCAGATGGCCACCGCGACCAACGTGCACCTTCTTCGCATCCATCAAGCCCAGGCTTTCCAGCCACTGGGCTGCGCCGTTCGTCATGATGCCGCCCTGTAGTTGCTGCTGAAGGGAGGACAACTGAGTGCCAACTGAAGACGCGCTACGGGAGGCTGCAATTACTGGCGCTAGATTGATAAGGCCATTGTCTGATAGGGCTGCGCCAGCAAGACGAGCATACTGCTGGAAGCCAAGCAATTGTTCTGGCCCGACCCGACCTCGCGTTCCGGCAGCGATCGCCTCAAGCATGCGGGACTGCTGCGTCAGGTGAGCGCCACTAATCTGGTGAGTTACAGGATCGACCAGGGCCCCGCGCTGATCCAGGAATTGCATGGCCTTGTATCCGGCCTGTTCCTGATCTTGGCCGGTCAAATTCTGCAGATAAACACCCATACGCGTCATTATGGGAGCGACTGCAGTCGCCTCGTTCATGGTGCCAAGTTGATTCCGCAAATCCGCAATTAGTGCGAGGTTTTTTTCAGCGCTTGAGCCCATGACGTTGTGGGCATTCGTCCACGCTGCCGCCGTAGCCTGAGCGATATCCACTTGCGATACGCCGGCAATCCGCATTGCTGCCTGCTGATGAACAAACTCTTTGCCTGCATCGGACAGCTTACGCATGCCTTCAATCAGGCCACCACCAATCGTGACAGCCCCCAGGCCCAGAGCCGCGAACTTTATGCGCGACAGGCCGCCCTCAAGTTCCTTGGCACGCAGGTTAAGGCCGAGCATGCTGCGGCTCAGTTCACCAAGAACCTGGGTACCGTTCGAAGACATGGCAATTGCCACGCCAACGCGATATGCTTCAACCATGCGAAATCTCGAAACTGATGAGGAATTTGACGACGGCGGCACGCCGATGTGGCGCGCACGTCATGCGAAAGTTGGCCCGGTCATCCAGATTGTCCCCCCTCCACAAAAGAGCGACTTGCGGAAGTGGTGGGACAAGGCGAGTCCGGTCGAGGTCTATGCCGCGATGCTCGTGTATGGCACGTTCTTTGTTGGCGTCTTTCTATTCCTCGGACTGCTACTCATTATCGGCGTCGATTATCTTCGCGGCACCCCCTAAAAACGACTGCCCAGGGGCGACGCCACGCCCAATCAGCGCCCCAACAAAGTTCCGGCCGATCTCGTCCACAACCTCACGCTCCTTGCGGATCAGCGCGCCAGCCAGAAACGAGCGCGGCGGGATATGTGCCGTCCCAAGCTCCTGATACTCGGCAATCGGACTGTCGCTGCCCACATAGGCAGTGTGACCCTCAACTTTGTGCTCGATACTGTCGCGCAGGTCGCCTTCGCGCAGTAGCGGATCGTTCTCGCTGTAGCCGTGCTTTACGCGGTCGTCTTTCGTGCTCTCGGCAAGCTCCTGCCACGCCTGAAAAGGCCCTGCGGCCTCTTGATAGTGACCGATCTCCGCCTTGGCCTCGCGCTCGACGATCTGACCCGCGCGCTCTAAACCTTCATGGGTCGCGATCTCGGTCTCAATGACCATCTCGCCGAGTTTGGCGATGAATTCCAATGCAGACAGATCCATCGTCATGTCGGCCACTCATTGGTTTCCCAGTTGAACTGCTTTCCGCTCTCAAGCTCACCCAAGACGATGCCCCACGCCAACATGGTCTCGTCCCCAAGCGACATGGCCACATCGAAGGGTATGTTCTTGGAAACGAGATAGAGGCGCCATCTCAGATCGTCATCAGCGGCTATGTCTGAGGGTTTTCCTGCGGCACCTCCATGCCGCGCATCGCCCATTCTTGCACGGCCAGAAGGCCTTCATTGTCGACGCGAGCAACCAGCGCATCGGTGGTTTCGGCCGAGATAGGAAACATCATCTTCGCGCCATCAATCGCGCGCACCTGGACCGCCAGCATGGCCTCCCCGAACCAGCGATCAATGTCCGCAGCCGGACCGCAAACCCGGGTGAGACGCCGCATTTCCAGCTTGGTCGTCCGCTGAACCGTCAGGACACGGCCCAGCGAGTCCGTGATATCTTCGGTCTGTGCGGCGGCTTCAATGATCTTCTGCGATGGTGTCTGAGCTTCACTCACGAGATTTTGGTCCTCTGTCCAGCAAAGAAGGATAGCGTCTGCGTCACGGGATTTTCAGCGCGGTAGTCGCCGCCATCCGAAAGCTCAAGCGTGACGTTGATGAATTCGTATGTGGTCTGAGAACCATCTGCCTCAGTGATGTATTGATAGATGGTCCCGGTATTGATGGTTCCGGCGCTCCAGAACCCCGCTTCGATAGCCGCAATCAGAGCATCCAATGCGTCAGATGACCGAGTGGCGTTGAAGGAACCACGCCAGCCGTTCGGCACGGAAAGTTCTGCTGGAATGCCGTTCAACGGGTTGACCCGCTGGCGGTTATATTCCGGCGTCGCCTTAAACCCGGTGACGGTATCGATCTGAACGGTCGATCCAGCGTAAACCAGAACCAGAGTGGTATTACGGCCAATCGTATATTTGTAGGCCATCCTCACACACTCCCCGAAGCAGTGGAGACAGTCACAGAGCTACCCCCCTGCAGATTCACGATGAACTTCTCATTGATCCCCTGATACTGGACCTGCACGTCACACTGGACGTAACCCAGCGCCGTCCGCGCGGCCGGGTTGTTGGTCGTATCGCAAACCACAGCATACGGCGTGCTGCCGTCTGTCGACCCGAGGATGCCCTGAGAGAGCAGGCCACCCAGATAGGCCAGCATCGTCGAACGGATGTTCGTGAACAGCGTCGAGTTGATCAGCTCACCCACATACGTGCCCATGCCCGTCACGAACGTCTCGGCCAGGTAGTTGGTCATGCGCGTGTAATTGTCGCCGTTGGTCGTCGCCACACTGGACGAGTTATGGCCCGAGCGCGCTGCCCAGTAGGAACCGCCCGGTGCCGGGTTGCAGATCACGTCAATCCCGGCATCGAACAGGGCCTCGAGTTCCGCATCGGAATAGGTGAGGGCACCCCCGCTCGATACCAGGCCCGACTTCTGCGATCCGACAATGCCATACATCTGCTTGTTCAGGCTCGACTGTGCGGGCGTCAGCGCTGCAAGGCGGCCAGCCACGAACGCCTGGGGTGGCACCAGCATCAGGCCATTCGTATCGTCCTGCCACCACAGCCAGTCGCCGAACATCACCTTCACGGCGTAGCTGTCGAGCCCGGCGGAGGATTTCGTGGCGACCGCGTTGCTGATCGTTTCACCCGACGGGCCGCAGGCGATCATATAGACGCCTTCACCAAGGCCGAATGAGGCCTGTGTGGTCCAAGACGTGTTGATGCTCAGGCTGTGCAGCAAACTGATCGCACACCCCTGCCCACGGAGCGCATACATGCCCGTGCGGGGCGTGCCGTCCACCCCAATGAAGTCCGTGTCCGCCGGCACGCCTCCATCTGTCCCGCCGAGACAGGCGCCGGTCCGGGTCGTCGATACGTCGACCGAACTCGCGGTCGATGCTGGCGACGCAATGAAGATATTGCTCGGCGTGTTGACGCCATCAGTGCCGTTGATCGCAGCCACAAAGTTGTCTGTGGAGATCGAAGTGCCGGTCGTCGGGATCGTGAAAGATTCCGACACCCCCGTGCTTGTATTCTTCACGAAGAAGATTGCGGTGCTCGGTTTGGACGAGAGGCTCAATGACCAGGTGTTATTGTTGCCCAGAGAGCCTGTGTATTTGCAGGTAAGCGTCGCCAGATTGCCTGTGCCAACGAAAATATCGGCAATCGCGCTCGCCGCCGTATCGGTGCCGTCCGTGACGCGCACAACCCGGAAGTCAGACGCCCCCTGGAGGATGGCGATATCCACGGTCAGACCGGCATCCGACGTTAACGCCTGCTTGGTTCCGAACGTGGCGATGTAGTCGCTCATGGTGCCAACGACCATCGGCGTATTCACCGGCCCCCATCCGGCGGTGCCGACAATGCCGATCCGGCCGGTCGAAACACCGTTCTGCAGCGTGGCAGGCGGGACGATCTGAACGTAGAGGTTCGGAACGACGAGAGCGGTGGTATTCAAAGCGCCTGAAGCATAAATTCTAGCCATTACGAAGCGCCTCCGGTGACAGTCTGCGGCAGGAACCGCGTGCAATTGGCGATCTGGCCGCTGGCTGTCAGAGCCTCGATCGTGGCGGCATCTTTGATGATCGTCCCGATCGCGTTCGACCCGAACGGCGAGCGCACGACATAGCTGTAGGAGATCGCGGCCGACGCGCTGGACACGGTGTCCGTCGTGGACGACCCGCCGCTGACCGTGGTGACCGCGGACGACGCTCCGCCAGTCACCGTTGTCGCGCTGCCGGACGCACCGGAGACAGTCGTGGCCCCGCTGCTGACGGTATCGATGGACGCACTTGTCCCGCCGGTCACGGTGCTCGTGCCGGAGCTGCTATCGCTCATGTTTTGCGCTCGCTGTTTTAGGAAGGGTTGCCGGCCAGATTGCCGGCGCTGTCGAGGATCACGTTGCCATTGGCGTCGACCATGATCCCGGAATAGGGTTGCTGGACGCCAAAGACGAGATTGCCCGCGGCGTCCTGGTAGAATGTCCCGTTGCCGTCGCTGATCGCGCCTGTGACGGGCGGTGTCGCACCGAACGGCTGCAGCACAACGCGCCCGCTGGAGACATTCGACGTCATGCCGGTCCCGAACACCATCGAACTGCCCGTCTGGGTTTCGATCGTGTCGTAGCGAACGGCGATCTGGATATCACGCCGCCAGATCCCCTGGTTCAGCATCGCGTCGACCTCGATGGACCCCGGCGCTTTCGTCAGCGTCGCGCCCCAACCGTCATAGGCCGGGAACCAGAGCACCGACATCAGGCCGGTGATGATCGCCTTGCCGAGCGCATCGCGTGCCTGCCAGCTATTCGACCAGACGGAAACGGTCAAGTTCTGCACCTGACGCGACAGCACGCGAACGGAAAGCCCGGTTCCGCCCGTCGCAGTTGTCAGGGATGTCGCGTTCGGGATCGTCAGCGTCGCGCCCGAGGTAAACGACCCGGGGAATTGCGCAGCGAGACCAACAGCGATGCTGGCCGCGGTGTCTGCGGACGTGACCAGATAGGTCGCGCTGGAATTGTCCGGGAGCGCGCCGCTGGCATCAGCCACGATTTTCACGCCAACAATGCCGCTCGGTGTTGCGCCATCGGGGATCGAGACTGTCACGCTGTTGCCGGAGACCGTCAACGTGACTGTTGACGCAACCGTGCTCCATGTCCGCCACGGCGCGCCCAGATCAGCAGGCATTTCCTGCGTCGATGGGCCGAGTGTGCGAACAGTGATGATGTCGACGCCATTGTCGATCGAGCAGGGGTTCTTGGGGCCACGATCCCCAGCCAGAACCCAGCCCCGGCGCACGATCGTCTGCCGCCCGGTAATCGACCCGGTGACGGGAGATGGGCCATTCGGATACACGATCCCCGCGATCGTCATGGCAAGGCCGGTGGCAACGTCCGAAATGTCGCTCATCAGAACTGCTGCACCACGGCCCAGAGTTTATAGCCGAACTGCGAAATCTCGACGGCCTCGATCGTGTAAATCTGGCCGTTACGGTCAACGGCGGTCATATACGGCTCGGGCTGGAAATCAGGCATGATCGGCAGGAGAATTTCGTAATCGCCGGGCTTCTGCGCGCCGGGAATGCCGGAGTTCGGGACCTGCCCGATCCGACGCAGCAGGAGCGAGCATGGCCACGCCCCGGTCACCGCGCCTTCCGATGCTGCGATGCCGCTATATCCCGGCTGGACCCCGGCGACGGCGCACGTGCCGGATGATGCTGACCCGTTCGATCCGGTCGTGCCGGGCGAGAATGTCAGCGCGTTATTGCACAGCACGCACAGCGGCGGCTGATAGGCCTCGAACCGGGCCACGAAATAGGTGTCGCTGCCAGAGACCAGAAGATCCCCGGCAGCAACGTCGGTCGTGTCGAACAGTCCATACACCATAGGCTTGCCCCACGGTGTCGGCTGCTTGAACGAGAACCCGGCATCGTTGTTGAACGCAGCAAGGAATGTCGCGTGCGCGGTGCCGAGCGGTGTGGCCACGCTCGTGGGGCGGTATTGCGTCGTCGTCGCGCCGAGGCGGACAGCAGCCTTACCGTAGCCCTTGGCGACTTTCGTCTGGAGCGTGGCCTGGTCCATCAGCGATGCTCTTTACGTTTTGGGGAGCGTCGGATGCCAGCGAATACAATTTCCATGCCCATTACCGTCACGGTGTTTGGTTCAGATTGTAATGGGATAGGCGCACCACGGACCATTCCCACAAAATCAGGATCACGCATAAGTATGCGGGCAGCTTTCTGAGGAATAATCATGCGGTAATGAACATCCCTGTCACCAAGGTTGCGCCTTTGGAGACGTTCCTTTGCAGCAAGAATGCCCATGAAAGTGCACCCGGTCAGAAGGGATAATCGCTTTTCTACCGTTTTCATCGTCAACCCCTCAAAACCATCACGCGCACGCCCGCATCACTCGCCTTCGGGCTTATCGGGCGGTGGGAGTTCGGGGTGCGGCTGTTCCTCGAGGGAGGGCTCGCTCTCCGTGGCTACAGTTTCATCCTGCGCCGACGACGCGACTTCCTGCGTCATCACCGCCTGAGCGCCCTGACTGGGCATCGGGCTCGTGCCCTGCGGCGCGACGTTGCCGTGTGTGTCGACCACATACCCGACGGCACACGGCACGCTGGTGACATTCACCACGCGTCCGCCTGCTGCCTCATGCTCGCTGAACGGATGCGCGAGATGCGCGGGGATTACGGCGATGGCTTCAACGAGACCGCCCGAAACCTTTGCCCACGCGGTCATGATGACATTGTGGTGCCCATGCATTGGAGCATAGCTGTCGACTGCAAAGTCGTCATCTGTCTGGGACATTACGTCCTCCTATACGATCAGTCGTGTGTTGCTGGAGCTGCGGCGGAGTTCAGGACCGGGCCCAATGCCGATGAACTGGCAAAGGCGACGACGCAGACCGTCAAAAAAAGCGACGCGGTCGGCAAATTCCCGGGGGTTATGCACCCAGACGCTGGCTGAAGCCGTGTCGAGGTTGTCGCCCACCGACTCAAGTCCGGTCTCAGCCGTGTAGAGCGCTGCCAGGCGCGCCCGGATTACGACAAGCTCACCGGGCTGGAGATTGCTCAATCGCCATTCCAGATCGGGATACATCGCGAAGGTTCGGAAGAACGGGTCAAGCGTTGGGCCTGACCCGTATGCCGGGAACCCCATGAAGCGCCGGATATCGACCCGCTCGGCGTCGGTCAGCGGCGTCGGGCTGGTCGTATCCGACATAGCGTCATTCCCAGACTATCGGAGCGTCGAGGCTGGTCAGCAGGTCATACAGACCGTCATCTGCCCGGACATCGGCTCCCTTCTGAAATGTCACCGTCACACCATTGTAGCCGACAGTGACATTATCCATGGCCATGCCTACGTGATTCGGCAGAGGGCCGTGGCGGACAGGATCGGCGGCCTCATTGCGGCGCGCCGTCCTTCCCTGGCGTTCGACCATCAGAACGCCGCGAAGTGCTGGATCACGACGGCGCGCTTGAGGGCGGCGCTGGTGGCGGTCGGGATCGTCTGCGGGGTCGTGGTGATGTCCGTCGGGGTGCAGAAGCCACCGTCCCAGTTCCACGACTGCGTGACGATGTTACCAAGGCGATCGATCGGCGGACGAACGACATAGCGCACGCCGTCCTTCATCATGGTTTCGCCAACCGGGTCAGCCGCACCTTCATCCTGCCCAATGGGGAAATTGCCCTCAATGAGCGCGCCCTGGCCAACGATGATCGGATTGCGGACTGTTGCCCCGCTGATGGTCGGGTGGTTGAACACCGGCGTTTCGTTCGTCTGGATGAACCGGACACCCAGGAACGGCTGCTCGACGATACCCTTCGCGAAGGCGGCCTCGAAAGCAGCCCCCTGAAACAACTGCTTGAAGTCAGGATCAGCGAAAAGCTGGCGAGAGGACACCGGATCGACATAGGTGTTGTAAAGCCCATTGACCGTCTGCACTGCGTTTGAGCGCAGGCGCGATACGCCGTCCAGAATCGTCGACATCAGCAACTGATCGGCAGCAATCAGGCCACCATAGGCCGTGCGGCCATTCGGACGGATGATCTTCGGGGCAATCGTCGAAACGATGGCGATCCCAACGGCACCGTCAGCCGACGACAGGGCCGAAGTCAGTGTCAGGGTTCCGGATGCCGCTCCGTAGTTTGTCGATGTGTTCGTCGCATCGACCGACACATTAGTGACGATGTAGGAATTGCCGTTGATCAGGACCGGCAATGGATAGGTGGTCGAGACGGGCATCGGAACGCCATTGACTGGCACCCGCTGGAAACCTCGAACGTCGTTCACCTGAACGCTCGTGGCGGTCGAAGCCACGGTGATGAACGTGTTGCCCGAGAGGTACCCGCCAGCAATGTTCTGGTCGCCGTAATAGAGGGCGTCACGCGCCAACTCATCCATTGTGCGAGCGGCCTGTTCACCCTGCGAAATGGCGTTCTGCACGAACCGATTCGCGATACCCACGCGCTGCGCCTTGACGTCCAGATCCATCGTATCGCCGTAGGCGTTCAGCGTGATGGTATACTGCTCGAGCGACTGAGCCTTGGGCGTCAGGCCATTGTCGAGCTTCGCAGCGGTGCCGGCTGTGGGCGACACCGCCGTAACATTCAGCGGCGTCTTGGCGGTCGGCAGCAGGCCGATGCGGGTCTTGGTGATGGATTCACCAATGTTGGTCTGGAACACTTCCTTGTCCGCAACCATGCGGAAAGCGAGTTTCGAGCGCAGGGCCTGCTCGAAATTGTGCTCCAAGAAGCCCTGCTGAATTGCGGGCTGGAGGGAAACGGGGAAATTCGAAATTGCCATGTGGCGGGTTCCTTTTGGGAGATGCCATTAATTGCGCCGGGCATCTGCCCATCAGCGCGGGGTGCGCCCGCGTTCGCTTCAGCGATCCGCGAGTTACAGGATTGAGCTCGTCTCGATACCCACAGCGCGCGCCGCAGCCTGACGCTCTTCGCGCGTCTTCATCTGCGAGGTGTGAACGGGTTTACCGGGCTCTTGTGGAGGGGGTTTGGACGTGCTGGTGGTCGACGCCGTGCCGAACAAATACGGCTTCGCCTCTTTCATCTGCGTCAGAACTTCTGCTGCGTTCTGCACGCTGCCGTCGTCACCCAGTTTCAAGGCCTGGGGGTCGAGCAGCTTGAGGCCATCGAGATCGACCATCCCGGCGTCGCGCGCTGCGACCCGAAGATCAGCCTGCAGCATGCGCTGCTGAGCCTTAGTGCTGGCCTCGGTGGCTGCCGTTTCCGCTGCAGTCGCGCGAGCTGTCAGATCGACCTTGATCTTCTCAACTTCGGTCGAGTGCGCAGCAGTCAGTGCGTCACGCTCTTTGGTTGCAGCTTCCAACTGCGTGCGGAGATCATCGGCCTGGCGCTGGAACGATTCTGCGTTCAACCGATGGCTTTTGCTCTCCTTGTTGACGCGCTCCTGCGCGGCCTCAAGGGTCTGAACCTGAGTGCGCAGGTTCGCATTCTCCGCTTGGAGTTCTTCGAGTGTCATGATGTGTCCTTGCGCGTCCGCGCCCTGATGCGGTGTCCACCGCCTTGTGTTGCAGCACCCCGTCCGGCAGTACTGCTATCGACCAACTAGACCTCTTCCGAGAACCCAGCCTTGACGCCCACGCCGGGTTGCGCGGCGAGGCGCTTATCTTCCAATGCCTGATCAGCGAGGATGCGTTTCACTTCCTCCTGTACATCGGGGATATCTTCGAAATCAGCGACACGCTCGACGGCGGTTTCGCGACTGATCAGTCCGTTCCGCTTGAGCGACCCAAGCGTCTCGGTCATCATCTGCTCGTCGTGAATGGTCGCTGCGAAGTATGGTCCCCATTGCAGCTTCAACCGCTGCCGCTTCAAGGAACCGCGGGCAATCTTCTCACCATGCGCGGTCAGTTCGATCTTCGCGTTTGCGGCTATAACCATCTGTGCCAGCCCAAGGACCGCTCGCCCGTAGGAGTGTCGCAGCCTGTCCGTCAGATTGATCAGTGACTGATGCAGCAACTCCATCGCGCGCCCTGACTGAGCAGCAGCCAGCTTCTCCGGACTCGTGCGATTGCCATGGATGGCCTCGATCGCCATTTCGCGGAGCACACGGCAGAACTCAATGACGGCAGTCGTCGAAGCGCCGTCGATCTCCAGCATCTTGGCGTCGCCATTTTCGCCGACCATGATGGCATTGCTGGCGCTGCGGACCATGTCCCCGCCATCGCCGCGCGCCGGGTCCTTGATCATCATCAGCGGGTCTGACGCGTATTTCAGCGCGCGACCGCCTTGGCTGAGGCGATATTCAATTTCGATCTGCGTCTCGATCGCCGCCTCAAAGGTGCACGCTCCGTCGATCTCATCGCCGCCCGGCAGGTTGCGCACCCAGTAGACAGGGCAAAAGCCCAGATCATGCTGCGCGCTTCTTTCGGCATCCGGCTCGAATTTCTTCCCATTGTTGAGGTCTTCAACTTTGAGCGGCGAGAACCAGGTCTCGGCATTGGAATCCCAGATTCTCTGGAACCAGAAGGAGACCGAAACATCGTCATCGGAGATGAGGTAACCGAGGCCCCGCAACACCTCGCCGCGCACCTGATACCGTTCAGTGACCCTCAGAAGCTTGTCCGGCTCCTCTGGATTCCACTCGGGCGTCAGGCAAATCGTGCTCATCGGCTGCCAGAACACCCGGCCGCCCAGCACGCGCATCAGGATCGCGACAGAGCCCACCGATCCGCGCATCGCGGCGTCGATCATGTTCTCCGAGAAGTTGCTTTCGTCGAAAATGTCTGAAAGACGCTCTCGGGTGTTCTCGTCGTCACTATGCACGACCGGGAAGCGATCCTCTCCGAACAGCATGGCCACGCTGTCTTCGACCACCATCCGGCAAAGGTTATAGCGAACGGACGGCTTGCGGTGCTGCAGCGGGATATATTCACCCGCGCTGTCTTCCTCTTTCTCAAACTCGTGCAGCAGCTTGTCGTAGAACTTACCTTCGAGAACCTTGGTCAGAACCGTGATACGCGCTGCCCTCTCGGGGAGTCCGGACGGGCCCCCGATCGTCTTGGCAATCGTATCGAACATTCGGAACCTTATCGGCGCTTGACGTAAATGAACTTGGCAGGCTCGGGTGGCGCAGGCGCAGGCACAAACGTCAGCACCAAAGCCTCAGCATGATCGGGCGATGAAACACCCCGTTTCCGCAGATCAGCCTTTTTCTCGATCATGATCTTGCCGCGCTCATCGCGAAACCGCTTCGGTGCCGACAACTGCGAAGCGAGGGCAGAGGCCTCAGCGCCTTCGCTGGACCTTGGTATCGAAATCAGGTTGGACACATCGTGCTTCTGGCCGCCCGGCTGCCCGCGCAAGAAGAGCACCATTTCGTATGTCGCTTTGAAACGTTCCCGCGCCAGAGACCATGCTTCGGCCTTCAGATTGGCGAACTTCTCTTTTGAGGTCTCGCCATCGGGCCACTGCGTCTCCGATGGACTCTCACCAACGTTGACACCGTGCGTCTTCAACCCTGGGCGTTCAGCGCGAGCCAGAGCAGCAACGACACCGGCCCCGACGCCAACGCTATCGAAATTCAGCAGAGCAACCGAACAAGGCGCACCGTCAGAACGCGATGCTCTAGCATCTTGCGCCGCCTCAAGTCCCCGGTGCGCTGTCTCGATCGTATCAGGATCACCCCAAGACTGCGGCAGCATCACCACCGGACCAAATCGGGCCACAAAGACGCTCTTGTCTCCACCCGCTCCAACGTCGAGCCCAGCAATACCGCTGACCGACGGCTCAATCTTCATCAGACCAGCGATCTCTTGAGCTGCTGTCACATATTTCGCTGGGATGCACAGGCCCTCAATCGAGGCCGCATAGTCGATGTCGTATTCAGCAGCCCAGGCGGCCTCGTCTATCCCGGCGCGCTTCTTAACGGCCCACTCCGGAGTTTTCCGCGGATCATCAGACCAGTGGAAGCGGAATATCTGCTCTTCCCGAAGTTGCCCGTGGCGTTTGCGGTAGAACAGGTTTCCGACGCCGTTGACGGTCGACCCCCAAATGCGCACATCCGTGTTTGCGCTCGTCGCAGCGTCAACCTTTTCTGCCCGCTCAACAAACGCCGCCTCATCGACGAAATAGAGGGTCGATCGCCCACCGCGCCCCATCTGGTCGCCAGCTTCACCGCGAATGACGTTGCCGTTCAGCGGGTGCAGAATACGCAGATGGTTATCGTGGACAGCGGACGAGAATCCTTCTGGCTGCATCCACGACGGCATGCGGTAGAGCAGTAGCCGGATCTTCTCGAAAATGCTGTCGGGGTCGCCGAGCCGGTCGACGTATTCTTCTTTTCGACTACCGAACGTCGTCTTGAAACCGTCAACGAAAAGCCATTTGTGCAGCGCGTATCCTGCCGCGACCCATGTGAAGCCGATGTCACGGCTCTTTTCGATCAGCCCATCCTCACGCCCGGCAAGACGGGCATCCAGGAAGCGAACCATATCCCGCTGCCGAGGGAACAGGTCAAACGGCATGTAGGAAGGCCGTTTCGGTGTTTCGTTCGCCGCACGCGGATCGTATGTCCACGCCCAGTTATCGAACCAGTGCAGCACGTTTCGTCGGCACATCTCCAGTTCAGCAGCTTGCGCGTCAGGGCTTCGGCTCAGACGGTCAAGGAGACTCAACCTTCTCAGCATAGAACTTCGCAAGTTCGTCATCTGAGAGCTTCGCTAGGTCAGTGTGTGCGATCGTGGCTGCCGTTCGGATCGGGCCGCCATCAGGGCCAGAGTGCTGGATCGCAGCGATGTTGCCGTAGACGCGGGGGCGCAACTTGGAAGCAACCCACATACGGGCGTCAACGCGCACCTTGATCGCTGGAGCATCCTCCTTGTCGGTTGCTTGGTCCGCAATCTCGACAATTTCCTCCGCGAAGTGATCGGCCGCAGCCTCGCGTGCGTGCGCGTATTGGTGACAAAACTCATCATGTTCACGGAGCCAGCGAAACACACTTCGCCGATCAGGCATGTTATGTGGTTCGCAGATAAGGCGGAGGCTCTTCCCCTCGGAGATTTCCGTGCAGATCAGATCCCCAAGTTCGGGACTGTATTTCGTCGGACGCCCCGGGGGGGCTTTCTCAACGACCGGACCCTTACGCCCAGCCATCACAAATCTCCACTCTTCGAAATCACCGAACCCACACTGCGACGCCGATCTCGCACATATGAATTCCTTTTGGGGCGAGGCTAAGCTATGCCGCGCAGAGGAACGGGTACGCCTGAGCGTTGGGTCGGGGGAAGTGACCTGGCCGCCCGTTCCGCCTTCAATTGCACTACCGCCTTACCGCTATGCGTTTGCCGAGAGACGCGGTTTGCCCATGTCTGCGGGTTTGATACCCGACGGGACCAGCAGAGTAGGGAGGTTGGGCTTTGGGTATCCGTGCCAGATGCCAGGAAAGCGTCTCTCACCCGGACTGAGTGCGCCGTATCTGGGCGCAATTCGTCAATTTGAACGAATCTTGGCATATGTTCTGCAAGAGTACAAGCGCTCATTTCGCGGCAACCTGCAGCCTGTCCCATGCGTCCTTTTGCGCCTTCACGGCCGCCCTGTAAGTCGTCGGCAGGATGTTCAGGATCGTGGCGCACTGTGCCGACACTCGGGTCGTCGCGCTGGAGATGTTCAGCTCAGGGATCAGCACCTTCGCCATCTCGGTGAAAGACGCCCCGTGACCGAGCATCATCAGCAAACGCTCGTGTGCGCCATCCCCGATGATCTCCCGAATGCGCGTCAGACGCTCGCTGGCGCGGCCGCGAGACACGAACCAGGTATGCACGTCGCCGCGCACGTAACCGTCCGGCAGAGGCTCCGCTGTGCCGTCCGTGTAGCCGTCTCGCGCGAAGTTCCAATCCGATACCCAGCGTCCGGCATATTCGACCGCCTCGCTCGTGATGTCGCCCTTCGTGTGCAACGCCTGCACCGTATACGCCCGACGGCGGGTCGGCTTGCCCTTCGGCGCCTTGGTGTCCTCGTAATCCCCCTTGGCTATACGTTCCGCCGTCGGCCCGTTATCGGCAGCCGTGGGGACGATGAGGCGGGGTCGGCGGGTGAGGGTGGCTGTGTTCATATTGGCGTGTTCTCGGGCAGTGGCGGGTTAGCAGATCAGAAATTCGCGTTCAGTTCCCACTCGCTGGCACCTCCGCGTCCTCCGTTCAACGACAAGCGGTGGATTGTTCCAGTCTCAGTCTTGGTCCTGCGATGGCGAAGCAACCAAACCGATAGCGTTGTGGAATTTATCTTCCCCTTCGGATTGGTGGCGCACGCCTTGAGAAACAAACCCAAAGGATTTCCAATATCCAACTGATGTCTAATTTCAGTGAGTGACACGGCCTTGTTCCCAAACGTCACAAACTAAGCATTAGTAACCTTAGATAGCATATCCATTTCAAGGATTTTCATATCTCTTTTCCAAAACACGGGTTTCACGGGTTTAAAGGGTATAAAAATCTAGGCGGGTGAGATTTCGCATGCGAATTTCCGTGCGTTGGGAAAAATAAACCCTTGAAACCCGTGAAACCCGTGTTTTTTAGTGCGAAATAAATTCATCAGCACATTCAAAACCCGTGAAATCCGAGCTCAGGGTTTCTCGACATACCATTCTTTAGTCTTACGCCAGGTTTCCCGGCCGACAAGCATTAATCCATCTTCAAGCCTTCCTTTATTGTTTGTGAGCCACCAACCTAATTTTCGGGAATTGAGCTTCCCGTTCGGCGTCCCGGCGATCCTCTGCAAGACGTCGCGTAAATCTGGATACCTGTAACCTGACCTCGAGCCGCTCTCGTCGACACCGGGTATGTTCGCCATATCCTCTATCTCGCGCACGCTCTTGGCGAATTGTGGCCCGACCCCAAGCGCCTCAGATAACAACCAGATCACCTCGCGCCGCTCAGCGCCTTCGGGATCGTCTTCCCGCGCTGACTCCATCGAGCGGCACGGGTCCTTCTGGCCTAGCCATACGAGGGCCGCCCGCACGGTCTGGCTCCAGACCTCGAAGGACGCTAGGGGCGAGAGTGCCGATTTTTCTCCCGATGCCATCCACGACTGAACGACCGTGAGGCAGCATGAGACATACTTCCCGCGATTTTCGACGACCTGCTGGATCGGGTTGCCGGAGAACTCGCGCAGTTCCGGCTGCTCCATTCCCGGATCAAGCGTGCAAAGCACAGTCCGTCGGGTCATATCGCCCTTCACGCGCAGGCCATTACCGGTGGCAAAAATCACCGACCGGTTTTCGATTTCTGTCGACGATGATGACCCGAGTTCTCTTATCCGGATGATCGGACGCTCGATCGCCTGACACATCAGATCGCTACCGAGTTCACCGTTGATATTGTCCAGCGACATAATCGGGTAGCCCGCGAGCAGAAGCCCGGCCAGCCGCTTGTCCATTTCGTTGGTATCTTCCCCCGCGCTTGTGACGGGGCAGACGCGGCCGGTGGCGACGACACTGGCGACGTCGACCAGGAACGACTTACCGGAACCTGGCGTGGTGGCGCGGAACGCAAACAGCGGTGAGACCGGCATCATGCCTCGGCAAACGCCCGTGATGATCGCGGAGAGCGCGACGGCCCGGTCCACGTCGGTCGCAAATGGGAACTCGTCCAGAAGGCAGTTCAGATCAAACAGCGCTGTCTCGGCAGCTGACCGGGAGGGTGCGGGCACGCTAATCTCAAGTGTGGGATCATCAACGTGATAAAGCCGGGTCTCTGCGTCATAGCCAGGCGCAGACAGAAGCGAGCCATCAGGCCGTAGCGTCGGTGTGGTGATAACCCCTGCGAGTGGACGGAACGCCCAGACACCAGAGCGCCCCATAATCACGGCAGCCACCTCACGAGGCGGGTCGATCTGTACAAACTCTCCGGCGCGCTTATTCCACTTCTGCCACTCGACAGCCTGGCACAGCAGGTCAACCATCGCGGGCGGTGTCACTTCCACCAGGCACGCCGCGAGTGTCATACGACCATTCGCCGCAGCAACATCGCGGCGCCCTGGCCGAACCAGATCGGACCCGCGCTGAAACACAGGGGCGTTGGCTGCGATCAGAGCCCGCTCGCCGGCGGTGGCGGCCAGATCAATCTCCCCGGCACGAACCTGGATCGGATCAATTCCAGCCGCACGCCGGCCGGCCATAACGATAGGGGGCATCGCTGTTGCGATTTTGACGGCCGTCCCGCAAGTGATCGGACCGATCCGCGGCTGCAGCCAGTCCCGGATATTGTCGGTCTGAAGGTCGGCCGCATCTTCACCAGGGCCCATGTCTGACACGTCAACGGTCCGGACGGTCGAGGCAATTTGAGCGAGCATCTCGGCAATCTCACTCGCCGCCTTCAGTCCGGGATCGTCGTTATCAGGCCAGATGATCACCTTTTTCCCGTGCAGAGACGACCAGTCAGAACTCGCGACATTCCCTGTGCCGGCAGTCCATGTTGTGCAGGCCATGCGAGGCAGCATACGCTGGGCAGCGTCGGCAGACTTCTCACCCTCACAGATCAGAACCGTCTCGCACGCCGCAATACGATCAAGGGCATAGAGCGCGCGCGGTGAGGCGGGGTGACGCTGGTGCCAGCCCGTTTCGCCTTTCAGCGTTCCCCATGTGAGGGGTATGATCTTTTTGCGGTCATGCTCGGTGGCGTTACGGCGCAGGACATATCTGACAATTTGCCCCTCTGAATTTCGATATGGGTAAACCAGGTCCCATCTGGACAGATCGGGGGTGGGGGCATCGGGGGGTGGAAGGCTTGGAGACCAGTCGGAGATCGGAGCCGGAACCCGGTGCACCGGCGCAGGGTCGACTGTATCGCTTGATACGCCGAGCTTGCGCCCTAGATCTCGTGCGGCACGAACCCGGTCGCGCTCGTGGAATATTGCAGCATAAAGGCTGATCGGGTCACCACCCTTGAGTTCGCCGTCCGCGAAGTCTGACCACTGGCATGTGTTCAGGTTGATGGACAGGGAGCGCCCAGGGGCGCCGTCAATGCCGCCGACAACGAATTCATGGCCTTGCTTGCGACCATTCGGGAGCCATTCGTTAAGCAGAGACGGCAGCTGCGACAGCGCTACCGCGTTAATCTGGTCAAATGGAATCATGCTGTCACCAGTCCGAGCGCTGCTTGCGCTTCGTCAGTAGAGCGAACGATGCCGGACAGGGCACCGGCGGATATAAGGGCGCGATGCCAGTTTTGTTGGGATGGCTCGACCTGAGTCCGAGGGCCTTTTATTTCAAGCGCAGCGAGTTGCGCGATCTGCGTGCCGATAAGGTCAGGGGTAACGATCCGCGCGCGCCAACCGAGCAGGTCGGATGATCCTGGGCACCACCCGAAACTGACGTGACGCGGGTTGACGAGAGTCACATGGTTGCGGCCACGATCGGCGATCCTGCCGACCCAGCCCTCGCCCACGAGATTTCTGAAAAGTCGTACGCCGCGGATTGATCCACACCGAAGTAGGATTTCGGCTTGGATTTGCGCTTCGGTCATGCAAGCACCGGGGCCTTCGGGGTTGAGCGCGCAGCCGCCCCCGCATTGACGAGGAACACCATGTCAGTGGCGCGTGTCAGGGCGACGTAACTCAACTGCTGCGACTCAAGCAGGCAGTCGCGCTCCCGGCAGCGAATGTCGCCGATATCCACGAACGCGTTTTTGAAAGTGCTGCCCTGCGAAGTATGAACCGTCATCGCGTAGATAGCGGTGAGATTCAGGAGCGCGTTATTGAATCCGAAGCGGTGCTTCCATCGTGCGCCATCCGCCTTGGTCTCACGCAGCAAGCGACCATCTGTTGCACGAAGAGCGGCGTCGTCGGAGACCATGTGCGCGGTGACTTCGGTTTCATTGTTCTCTGGGGTTTTCCCGCGCAGGGTTATTTTCCATGTAGGCAGATCAGTCGCCCACGCTTCGATTTCATCCGTGGCCGGAAAATCGTAACGTAATCGGGATTGCTCTATGTTGACGACCGAGATTTCCTCATTTGTTGTGAAGACGATCCGCGGCTCCATCACGCCATGATCAGATTCTGAAGCCTGAAAAATTGGCGCTCTGGTGATCACGGATTCACCTGGTCGGAACGGGCTGAGATCAGCATCCTCGCCATATCTCCATTGTCGGACCATCTGGTTGACCTCCTGAACCGTCTTGTTCCGCCAACACAGAAAGCGAAACGTGTCGTTGTTCTGTTCGAATTCCGGAGACAGGAACGCCTTCTTCATCCAGTTGAGTGGATCCTTCGGAATAAAGACCCCAGCCGAGCCTCGCTTGGCCTCAATGATCCACGACCAGTCCGCAAACTTGTTCTGGCTTCTGCGTATGAGACCAGCTGCCTCAAGAATTGGATTGCCGGCGGCCTGGCGCACGATCGTGTCCAGGTGCGAGCGCGAGGTAATTGAGAATGACGGTGAGGCGATTTCGTTGACCGGCGGAAGCTGTGCAGGATCTCCCACGAACAGCACGAAGCAGTGTGGGATCAATTCCCGTATCCACCGCATAAGCTCGATAGAAATCATCGAACACTCGTCAATGATCACCACATCGCATGAGATAGGTTGTGGGCGCTTAGACCGCACAAGCACCGTCTGAGCCCCGTTAGGTGACGGCTGCAGGCTTAACAGACTGTGGATCGTTCGGCAGGTAATCGAGGGATCGACCTTTGAGCGAAGCACGGCAGTCGCCTTATGCGTCGGTGCCGATACGACAACCTCATTCCCTCGCTCCTGAAAGGCGCGGGCAACCGCATGCATCAGCGTCGTTTTGCCACTGCCGGCGTAGCCTGTCAGAAGGTGTGTCGGTTTGCCCGACGATTGCGCTGCCCGAATTTCTTTAAGCGCAGCCTTCTGGGCCTCGTTCAGCGCGATCATGCCACGGCCCCCCGACGCGCAGCGCGTTCGGCCTTGATCTTGTGAACCCATCCCGGCTTGTATCCGCGAGCACGGGCAACCTCGCGAAGATCCGCATCGGTCTGCGCTGTCCTGAGCGCCTGCTTGAAGCTCATCTCTCGCCATCGGTTGAGTTCGGCGTGATCGACTTCAACCAACTCGCCTGGAGCCTCCTCGATCTTCGCCTCGGAATCTTCCTTCTCATCCTGATCGAGATCGCGCGGGCCCTGACATTCTCCGCAAACGCGAGCCTTACCGGCGTTCATCGCGAAGCAGTGACCGCATCGCCATGTGGCAATAGCCATATTCGGGTCGCGCGCTTTTTTTCCATCAAGCGACCAGGTATGCGCAGTGTCCGGCAGGCCGTGCTTCAGTGTATTCCCAGCATGGTCGAGAACAATCAGGTGTGATTTCCCAGGCATCGGCCGCAGACCGCGACCAACCTGCTGAACATGAAGCCCAAGCGATTTGGTCGACCTTAAAAGGATGACTGCTCCGACGCATGGGACGTCCAGGCCTTCAGAAACCAGATCGCATGTGGTCAGGATTTGCACGTCGCCACTCGCAAGCCCCGAAAGTGCCCGGTCGCGCTCATCGGCAGGCATCGCGCCATACGCAGCGATTGAACGCCATCCTGCATCACGGAACGCCTCAGCATACAGTTGAGCGTCAGACACACGGGGGCAGAATGCGATCGCGGGCAGACCGGGCGCCAGCCGACCATAGTGCGCAACGACATCGCCGACGATCTTCGGTTCGGACATGACGCGCGATAGGTCGCCTGTATCATAGTCGCCCGCCTGCTTACCGACCGACGACAGGTCCGGAAGGCTTGGCGCAAACACGCGCGACGGGGTGAGGAATTTACCCTCAATGAGGCTGTCGATCGTCGGGCCCATAACGAGCTCGTCAAATACCCCTCCAGCGCTCACCCCAAGGCCTCGGCCATCAAGCCGCTCGGGTGTTGCGGTCACGCCAAGCACTTTGGCCTGAGGTTGAGATGCGATGACCTTTGCCCACGTGCCTGCGACTGCATGATGGGCCTCGTCCAGAATGATCAGGTCAAACCTGGGGAGCGTGGCGATGCGGCGACCAAGCGTCTGGACGGATGCGACCTGCACCTGGTGGCCTGTTGGCTCAGACCAGGGCGCGATCACGCCATGCGGGACGCTCGATTCACTAAGTTTCCGCGACGCCTGCCGGATCAATTCCTTTCGGTGCGCCACGATCAGGACCTTGGACCCGCGCTCCATCGCTGCATGAGCGATATGGGAAAACATCACAGTTTTCCCGGCGCCGGTTGGGGCTACAAGTAACGGCGCGCGAAACCCGGCGCGGAATGCAGCCCGCACACCGTCCACAGCATCCTGCTGGTATAAGCGAAGACTGATCATAGCGGCAGATTCTCCTGAGCCATGGCATCAGCACGGGCCTGAAGCCGGTTCGCTTTTTCATTCAGCGCATCGGCACGAAGCCTCAGTCGCTTTGCTCGGTTGAGGGTAAAGACTGACCGTTTTCGGACCCAGTTGGCGCGCAACTGGAGAACGTATCTCCCCATGTGTCGTCCCATTCTTTGCTGAGCGCGGCATAGACGGCTCGCTGATGATCAGCGTAGGCGACAGCTCGCGAAATTGCGGATTTGTAGGCATTCGCAACGGCAAGAAAGACGTAGGCCGGTATCACATTCCATTCGCCGTACCAGAGGCGTTTAACTTGGCCAAGCGTCAGCCCGGTCTGTTTGGAAAGATGATTGAACGTCTCTTTAAGGCTGACGCGGCCGAGGGTTTCGGCAATCGCACGCAGCCATGCCTGCACGTTGTTTGCGACAGCATCAGAAGCGCTCATGACGCATCTTTCTGCTCTCACGGAAAACTTTTCTCTCTCCAGCATCATCGGAACCTCCACGTTGACCTTGTGGACAGGCAACGGAGACATCAGACGTGAAGGAGATTTTTGACGGAGCGGTAGAGACTCCAAAATTTGGCGTATATATCGCAGAGCAGCTCATCATCACGGCGAAAACGTGGGCGACGCTATACCCAAACGCGGACTTGCAGGTCCGCGGGTATCTCGCCTCGCTCGTTTCACGGGAATTGATGGGACGCGAAAACACTACACCTCACCTTGATGATCAGGAATTCGATTAAAGGAGTCGATAGCGTTAGAAATACGGAACAGACTCAGCACGACAGGGCGGGCATCGTGTCAGCAGTTTCGACTGGCGCGCGAAAGAGACACCGCAATTGCCGCACTTCTTCGTCTCGCCCAGCGCCGGCGTCCGAGGGGACGACTTTCGCTTGTCGCGGAGAACGGCCATATGCACCGCACGTTTGGTGCACCCGATCCGGGCGGCGATTTCCACAACACGTTCGCCCGCAGAAAGGCGATCAGATATGAAAGGCCGCAGTGACGGCCAGTCAATTTGACCGTTAGGCCTACGACTGATCTGGAGTTCCGCCATCAAACCAACCCCATCATGAAATCGTCGTCGTCATCGTCGAAATCGGCGCACACGAACCCTGCGATGAGCATGATGACCACGATCAGCAGGACGATGAGGCAGTTGATGATCATGGTGTCGCCTCCAGAACTGGCGTGCTCGACGTGATCGTGCAGCCCAGCACGCGCGCGACGTTCCCGCGGAAAGGCGCAGGAATACGCGTCCATCCTTCGATTGCTTCAACCGGGATGCTGCACGCCTTGGCAACGCGGTTGCGCGTGATGGCGCTGGAACGAACGAGGCGCAGGGCTTGGTGTTCTGTGAGGTTGCTCATCCCACCGCCTCCCGCGCCGGGCGCTCTATCCGAACGGGCGACGACGGAAAATCCCGGATCGTCACCTGGCCGCCCGTCGCGTCTTCAATTGCTTTGAGCAAGCCGAGCCCTGGAATCCTCTCGTGGCGAAGATACCGATAGACGGTCCGCACCTTATGTTCGCCCGACACGCCGATCCGGTCAGCTAGGTCGGACACCGAGATTTTCTGTTGAGTTCGATATTCATCAAGGGTCATGGCCATACGATATGGCCGTAATGGCCAATACGTCAATCATAATTGCCACATCGGCAATATCTTTTTCCTGACATTTATGGCCAGACTGGACATATGACTGAGGATAAGCCCGAAAGCCGCGTGCAGGAGATACGCCTTGCCCGTGGGCTATTGAACCAAGTGGACGTCGCTCGAGCGGCGGACAACATGGACCCGTCGACTTTCAACAAGATCGACAAGGGGAAGCGTGGTGTTTCACCTCAGTTCGCTAGACAGATTGCCATAGCTCTGGACGTGCCCCAAGAGGCGCTGCACGCCCCGGTTGGATCGCCGATTCCTGAGCCGAGCCGATCGCAATCAGTTGCGACGACCGCCGATCTTCCTGCGCTCGCATCTCGGTCAGATATGCCGCGGTACCTGCCAATCCCTACCCTGGAAGTCAGGGCTGGGGCGGGAGGCGGCGGGATAATCGATGGCGCGCACCTCGGGGCACCGCAATTTTTTGAGGAAACTTTCATCACTCGCGACCTGCGAGCGAGTCCTGAAGACCTGGTGGTGGTTGAGGTTGAGGGGCAGTCGATGCAGCCGGTCCTGTGTAGCGGCGACACTGTTCTGGTAGATCGCCGCAAGCAGAACATAGGGATGGAAGGCATCTTCGTGTTGTTCGACGGGGACTACGTTGTCTGCAAGATCGTGGAGCGGGTCCGGGACAGCGATCCAGCTAAGCTCCGCATCCGGTCGGCGAACGACGAATTCAAACCCTACGAAGTCGAGGCTGACCGCTGCTAGATCCTCGGGCGGGTGGTTTGGTTTGCGCGAAGGTTGTGAGGGGTGGGGCATTGCATGGTGAAGCTGACGGTGCGCGGTATGGCTTATGCTGACTAAGGCGCTTATCAAGGCTAAAAAAACTGACATAACAATCGGGCAATGGCATGCTGGGAAGGTGCCCGCTCACGAGTTTTTACTTAGCCGCGGTAGGGGGGCGATTAAGCAAGGGGCGTCATATCGCTGGAGAATTGTGGGTTTTATAGCCAATGGCATGCCTTGCAAAATTTGGATAAATTTCAATCTTGGAAAGCAGATTTATCGTGCCACGTTGGCTTGCACAGTAGGCGGCGTTCTCAAGATTATATGCATTAAGGAGTTCCATCCAAGTGAGCCTGGGTGGCATTGCCATGCCGCAGTCAAGGTCGCCAAAGGTGTGCATGATTTTACCCACCGAGAGCTCATTAGGCAGCCAAAATTTAATCCCTCAAAGCGCCAGGATTCTGATATGGGATTAGCTACCGAGCGCGAGGCAACGGAGTGGGCGCTTAAGTTTTTTTGTGTGGATAGCCAAGGGTCACTACTATGAAGGATGGCCTGTGCAAAGCCTTTTGCGAGGGGACTACCGTCCGAAAAGTGCCCATCGGCATAGCTGTATCTTTCCCATTTTCTTTTTTCGATCAAGAAGCAATCACGGTTTATATTGTTAAATCGAAAAATAATCTTAATATGGTTAGAATAGAAGATTCTGGGGATACCATATCTCACCTAGAAATGCTTGGTGTTGATCTTTCCAAAGAAACACGTCGTTCTATATTGAATAATTATGCGAGCGAATGCGGCGTAGCATTTGATGCAGACGAGTTTATATTTCATACGCCATTTTTTTCTGAGGCAGAAACCCCTGCGCGACTTTTGCCATTTGTCGAATTCATGATTGGCATCCAGCGCATGACTTTTTTGACCCGCAAAAACGTGGAGGACGTCTTCAAGGATGAGGTAGTGAGTGCGATTGCATCACACTTCGCTGGAGAGGCAACGGTGGTAGTGGGAAGGCCTCAGGTATCTGAGATTTTTCCGGATAGCCCTGCCGATGTGGTGGTGCAAGCGCCCTCATCGAAGCCATTGGCTGTATTCATAGGAACGAGCGAATCAAAGGCGCTTGAGGCTTTATTGCTGTGGTCGGAACTGAAAAATGATTCTTCGGATGGCGCTAACGTTATGCTCGTCCTTGATCAGCTAAAACGTCACACCGTGACCAATAAGACGCTCCGCCGCGCTCAAAACCGCTTCGCTGTGTCGTACTTTTCCGAACAGACGCAGGATAATGTTTTCAATGCGATGAACGATTTGGTTTTCAACCAAAGGCATTTTGCCCGCTAACGGTGAACGGAGTTCGACTCCGCTATAAGCTCTCATAAGCGCCGTATCCTCAATAGAGGAAATATCATCTTCGCAACCCCGGCGCCCCCCCCCCCGGTGACTCCCCCAAACCCCAAGGGAGTCACCCCATGTCCGAAGACCAGATGAAGCCGAGCCCGAACCAGGGCAAGCACCCGCCGTGCCAGCCGACGCCGCCGGACAGCAAGCCGCGCGATGACCTACCGGAGCACAAGCTCGAAGACGTGAAGGATCATGAGCCTTAGATTGGCCTTCCCGCGGCCCATCAATCCCGCCCGCTTCGGTTGGTGGGATTTTTTTTTGTCAACCGAAGGCCATAAAAAATGGCCAATGTCCATTTTATGATTGACGTAATGGCCATGATGGCCATACAACTACCCGATCAACACTCTACACCACAAAGGGGGATGGGATGGGCAAACCACAGAAAGTCGATCACGGCGCTAGAATGAGCTTCCGCAAGCGGGCTCGTCAGCAGCGGAACGATCGAGCAGCGCAGGGCCAGTCTCTGGGCAAGATTACCAACAGCCGGATCGTCACCGACATAGACGGCCGCACGTTCACGGTTCGCACAAAAGAGGGTTCGGGAACCAAGTCAGCGTTTTCGTTCAGCGCAGAGCGTGCGCGCAACTCGTTGCGTCCAGCCTTTACTGCTCCTGTCAGCGCATTCCGCGCCCATCAGGCCCGCACCGGTGGCTACCTGATCGAGGGGGTGGGGTGATGCGGGAATTCCTGAACAAAATCCGCGTCGATTTGGCTCTATTCGCCCTGACGGTCCCTCCAATCCGTCGCGCGTATGAGCGCAAGGCAGCGCAGAGGCGCCGGGAATTCCTTGATTGCAAAACCGAAGTTCAGATCGCCGCTCGTCACAGGCTCTAACCCCACCAAGACACGAGGGCTGCGGTCCTCGCATCTTTGCCGGGTTCGGTGAGTAATTTCAAATATTCGAGGAAATAAGGCAATGGAATTCAGTGATTTTCAGGATGTGTTTGATGAGACTGACCGCGATGAAGACCGGCACGTCTCCGTGGATCGGGCAAATCTGACGGTCAATTATCTGAATGAATTGTGCGCTGAGAACGATCAAGTTGGCAGCCTGACAGTCAGTCAATTCATCGAATTTCTGGAGCGCGCCATCTAAGCACCCTCTTGGCTTCCCGGTCTGCGGACCGGGTTCTCAAGTCGGTGTGACCGGCAAGTATTCGAAATAACGAGGTGTGAGATGCAGGATTACAATCTGCCTCCGGGATGCACTCAGGCGATGATCGACGCACGCTTTGGCGGTGTCGCTCTTTCCGCGGATGGCGAGGAACGTCTAGCCATGTTGGAAGCCTGGCTTGATCTGATCAAAAAGCGCCTGGCGCAGGCTGAAACCGATGCGGCCGAGATGCAGGTTGCTGCAAAGGCCTTGCGGGACAACAAGGTTACTGAAGAGGGCGTCGGTCACTTCACTGATCTCGTCACGAATTTGCAGGCTGAGGCTGCGGCCATTCAGGAGCAGATCGACGGGATCGAGGATTGGGATAACGACCACGCTCAGAATGCAGCCGATGATCGCGGTGACTTTCTCTATGAGCAAGCTCGCGACAGGCGGATGTTTGCGGAGTATCACGCATGACCGACCACACCAAATACTTCGAGAAAGTGCGCGATCATCTCTCGCACCAACTCTCTGGCCGTCTGGATGCGGGCACCCGATCCGACGTTGAGGAATTGCTCGCGGACACGATCATCGTGCAGCGGGAGTATGAGCGGTCTGGGAAGCTGGAGTTAGTGGCATGACCGCGCCTTGGACGCCGGGGCCTTGGTCTCATGCTCACCGTATGAAGGCAAATGGCATGTATTCGACGCAGGTGTTCGATGCCGATGGTCAGACTATTTGCCATCTAGCGTGGCATACAAGGACTAACTCGGAAGGTCGCGCCTGCACAGATCGCGAAGAGAACGCCCGTTTTATCGCCGCCGCACCGGATTTGGCCGAAGTCGCAATCTGGGCAGACCGGAACGCAGACAACCAAGAGATCAGCCATGAGGATTTCCGCGTGGAGATCACGATCATGCTGCGCGCCGCCCTCGCGAAAGCAAAGGGAGAGGCCGCATGACCGACGCCAACACAAACATCGCGATCTGGTCCAGCGCACTCACAACCTTTGCCGCCTTCGCAATCATGCTGTCCTGCTGCGAGGTCAAGCCGCAGGTGATGGAGTGGCTGGCGAAGGTGGGGGATTGGGGGCATCGGCGGGATGAGGTGGATTTGGGATGACCATGAAGATCTATCGCGATCTCGAGCAGGGCTCTGACGCATGGCTTGATGCCCGTTGCGGCATCCTGACGGCAAGTGTGATCGGGAAGCTCCTGACGGCAACTGGCAAGGTGGCGAACAATGACACGTCTCGTCGCCTCGTGCTCGAACTGATGTCGCAGCGGATCACGAAAGTGGTCGAGCCTGTGCATGAAAACTTTGCGATGCTGCGTGGTCACGACGATGAGGCTGAGGCCAAGCTGAAGTATTCGCAGCAGGTTGCCTTGGTCGAGGATGTCGGATTCATCACCGAGGACCGCTGGGGCTTTGTGATTGGCTACTCGCCAGATGGCCTGGTGGGTTCCGATGGACTGATCGAGTGCAAGTCGCGCAAGCATGACCTGCAAATGCAGACGATCCTCAGTCAGGCCGTACCTGCCGATTTCATGGCCCAGATCCAGACCGGCCTGATGGTGTCTGGTCGGAAATGGCTCGACTTCATCAGCTACCCGGCAATGGGCGGAGGCAAGATGATGGTCCTGCGCGTCTATCCCGACACCGTGATGCAGGACGCCCTGCTCGATGCAGCGCGCGGGTTCGAAGAAGAAATCAAGCAGCGCCGCGCTGAATACGACGCGGCCCTCAATAACAAGGCGATCCGGTTCTTTGAAACCGAGCGGCGCCATGAACTGGAGTTGACCGTGTAATGGTCGATCTGAGCAAAACCATCATCGCCAAGAGCGACCAGCTGAACGCTGACGATCTCACGGCTGGCCCGATGACGATTACGATCACCCGGGCGCAACAGGGTTCGGCAGACCAGCCTGTGTTCCTCTTCTATGAAGGGAGCGGCAAGAAGTCGTTCAGACCATGCAAATCAATGCGCCGGGTTCTAGTGGACATCTGGGGCATGGATGCAAACGAATTCGTGGGCAAGAGCATGACGCTCTACCGCGATCCGAAGGTCCAGTATGGCGGAGAGGCAGTCGGCGGCGTTCGCATCAGCCACATGTCGCACCTGAACGAGACCAAGCAGGTGTCGCTCCTGGTGAAGCAGGGACGACGTGGGCTCTATACGGTCAAGCCGCTCCGCGTGCAGGTTCAGACGCCAGCAGAACAGGTTGAGCATTCTCAGCAGTCGAATGAGCCAGCTGGCGACCCGGCAGCCGAGTGGGCCGATACCATCATCGCCGAGATCGACGGTCTGAACCAGATGAAGGACATCGAGGCTCTTACCAGCAGCAAGAACTATGTCAATCGGATGGATAGGCTGCGGAACGGTCGCCCCGAGCTGAACGACAATGTCATGGCCGCGGTGAACGCCGCTCTGGAGCGTGCTGATCCGTTCGCGGTGCCAGCATGACCGACAACACCATCGCGACCCACATCCCCCCGCAAGCAGGTGCGGCGTATCAGCGGCTGCGCGTCCTCGTGGGATGCGAGTATAGCGGGGTCGTCAGAGATGCATTCATCCAGCGTGGCCACGAAGCAATGTCCTGTGACCTGCTGCCAACCGAGGCTCCTGGTCCACACTATCAGGGCGACGTGCGAGACGTGCTCGATTACCCGTGGGATCTTGCGATTTTCCACCCACCATGCACCCACCTGTCCGTCAGTGGTGCCCGCCACTTTGATGGCAAACGAATGGATGGGCGGCAACAGGCAGCAGTCGCGTTCTTCATGATGCTGGCTCGCGCGCCGATTGAGCGTATCGCGATCGAGAACCCGGTCTGCATCATGTCGTCGCTGTGGCGCAAGTCGGATCAAGTGATCCAGCCGTGGCAGTTCGGGCACGGAGAAACCAAGGCGACATGTCTTTGGCTGAAGGGATTGCGGCCCCTCACGGCAACCGATGTTGTCGCCGGCCGCGATAACCGCGTGCACAGGATGCCGCCGTCTGAAGACCGCTGGAAACTGAGAAGCAAAACCTACGCCGGCATCGCTGCTGCAATGGCTGATCAGTGGGGCGGATCAAAACAAACAAATCAGATTCACTCCCGCTCAGAGCACGAGGTTTACGCATGACCAAAATCACCGAGATTTACCTGAACTTCCACGGCGACCGCCCGAGCATGCCGTTCACGAGCGAGGCTGAGTCGCGGGCCGTTGCTCAGGGAAATACGCTCAATCTGCCGTCTGAAGTGGCTGTGGAGTTCGTGCGGAAATCCCGTATCGAAGCGGCAGTTATGACAGAGCGCGAACGCTGTGCCCGTCTGGTAGAGGAGCACCAGATTGGTTCTTCAACGCACAAAGGCGAAAACACAAAATATCTTGCCAAGCGTTACGAAGGGAACCTTGAAGGTTTGGCCTATGCGGACGCAATTCGTGCAGGAGTTTCGCCATGACCAAACTCCGTCGCCTAGACCCGCAGCCCGCAGACCTGACGACGCACAAAGGGCCGTTTGTGTCGGGATCGGGTTGTCCGGCTCGTCTGATTTGCTCCGATTGTGTGAGCGCTAACGGCGAAAAGTTTGTTTGGTTAGTTAAATCCCAAGGGGACGAAAGACCGACCCATACAAGAAGAGACGGGCATAGAAATGGGTAGCAGATAATATTCGCCGCCGAGGAAATCCGTGAGCCTAGATTCTTTTTCTATGTCCATGACAAGGATGGACGTCGCATCTGGCATTATGCTTGTGAGGCAGACGCCAAAGAGCACGCTGCGTGGATCGGAGGCACCGTCCGCCGCCTTGTCAAGGACACCAGCTATGGCGAGGGCATGTGATGACCGATAAAAACCGCGACTTTTCGCAAATCCGTGTTGGGACAAAGTTCAAAACGAACCTCGTCAAAACGGCTGAATATGTTGTTTTCAGAGCGCAGGACGGGGTTGTCTATACCGACGACTTAGTAATTACACGCGAGGATTGGGATCGATACGGCGGCTACATCGTCTCCCAGCCCGAAGAACCGCAAGGCGCTGTGATCTGCGAAAAGTGCGATGGAGAGGGGTTTTTACCGAATGTCCTTGGCCTTTGCGCAACCTGTAAGGGGCAGGGGCAACTATACCCGGAGCCCGAAGAGCGGTCCGGTGCGGATCAGGCGAGCGTGCGGACGCGGGAAGAGATAATCGACCTAGCTTCGGCGCACATAAGTCGTCATCACTTACCTGATTGTTGGGACCATGTGGATGATTTGGTAGATGAGGTTATAAAACTTGGCGACGCTGCCGGATACGCACGCCGGGTGGCGGAGGAAGGTGGGGAGGCCACGGCTGATGACGCCGCCATAAAGCAGACTGCTGGTGAGTTGTTAGCGTGGTCGAAAGCTATGTCTCGGAAAAACTCTGAGATAGACAGCCAATCCGCAACTATTGCGGAACTGATGGCGCTGAAATCAGAGCTTACGGGCGATCTGGTGGCAGAGCGGGCGAAGGTTGCGGCGTTGCGCAAGGCGCTGGCGGCGCTGGTCTCGGAGTTCGGCTGCACTCTTGAACTATACGACCGCAACGGGCCAAGCCTTTCATGCGCGGACGGAGAGTTCATCCACGCCTCTGCCATCTATGATCGGCGCGAAGCACTCGGCCACGCTACCAACGCCCTCGCCGCCACGGGGGATGAGTGATGATCCCTGTTCGCATTGATGGAGCGAATATGGTTTTGCAGGGCAACGGCACAGACGTTCGAGACCTTCATGTTTTACAAACAGAAGGTTGCTTTGTCAGCCGCTGGGAACCAACACCGAAAGAACTCGAAATATTGCATGACGGCGGAACAGTTGAGCTTTGGGTTCAAGGTAAAACATTCGCCCCAGTAATGATTCTTGCAAAGGAACGAGTCGAGGACGCTGACCATGACCAATGACACCCAGAGCGGGGAAGCGGCGCGGTTGCTCGACATGTGTGAATTCTGGTTTTCCCCTTGGGGCGCATGGAAGTCAGCGAAGTGGGAGGAATACGGAAATGATGGGAAAATGACGCCTGAAGCTATGCTGCAAGCTATTGAAGCTCAGTCAAAGCGCGTCCGGGATGCGATGAAAATAGCACAACCCACCGGGCGGACGGACAGCGAGCGGCTGGATTGGCTCCAAACCAATCTAGCGACGATAGAGTTTCGGCTGCGTGAGCAGTGGTGCGTCATCATATCGCGTGAAATTTCAAGCAATGGACCTACGATTGTCGAAGCCATCGACGCCGCAATGGACAGCGAGAAGGAAGCCGAGTGATGCAGGTCACGAAGGAGATGATCGAGGCGGGGGCGAGGGCTTTAGCCGAGCTTGCATGCTTCGACCCGGATGCGAGCGACAATGCTGAGCACTATGGATTGTCTAAAAACTGGAAGGTCCATGATCGCCAATCTCAAGTCGTTATCACCGCCGCCCTTTCCGCGATGTGGCAGCCGATTGAGACCGCGCCGAGGGATGGGACGCTTATTCTGGTGAACGTCAAGCACATCGGGGCAGATGCTGTTTCTTATTGGGGTGCTGGATGGCGAGAAACCTCTAACGGCCTGATGTTACGTGATGCGCCTACCCACTGGATGCCGCTACCCCCAGCGCCGGAGACGAAGTGATGAATAATTTATGGAACGGCCTTGGATGGGCTGCCATTTGGTTGTCTCTAGGATTGGGGATCGGCTCTTGCACACTCATGGAGTCAAAAGCGCATTATTGGGATGCGTGCGCTAAGTATAGAGATTGCAAGCCATGACCGCCCCGCGCGAGTGCCGTCCGCCGGAAGGGGCGAAGATTATCGCAAAATGGTCACTAGATGGACGGGAATGGCACTGCACAGGCTCCATCAATGAAGGCGTGATCGGCGGTGTCCAACAATATCGTCAGGTCAAGTGGGTTGAATATCGCAAGCAACGTCCGTGGTGGAGGCGAATTTTTCGCCTCCGTCCGCAAGCTGGGAAGGTGGGTGTGCTTTGGCAGATCCAGTGAACATCGAACAGATCCGCATGTGGGCGCTCGAGCAGGCATTGAAGCAGCGTCGGCCAACGTGGCTCGCTACCTTCGTGATGGCTGCTATTTTCGAATGCTGGGCGCGCGATGGGTCGATACCTCCGTTCACAGAGGAGGACCAACTCGACATGGATAAGTGGCTGCAGAATATTCGCGACTGGTCGCCGAAAGGGGAGGCAGATGGGGAACAAGATTGAGCCTCGTATTCTAAGCCTCGACGACGCTGCCGACTATTGCGGCATCTCGAAGACCACATTCCTGAATACGGCAGGCAGGGATGTTCTTCCGCTCCAAATCTCTGAGCGCCGTCGGGGTTGGGACCGCAAGGCTCTTGACGCATGGATCGACCGCCTATCGGGCGCTGCTGCAGAAGCCGAGACTACTGCTCGTAAAAACCCATTAGAGTATCTGACTGAGTGATAAATACAGTCCGCATCAAATACCTGCAGCGGCATCGCGGGCGGGATGGAGTGGTTCGTCTATACTTCAGGCACCCAAGCCTTCCAAGGATACAGCTTCCACCCGCTGACTCACCCGATTTCTGGCCCGCATACAATGCCGCAATAGCGGGGGCCAAGCCGCGCCAGCCAAAGGTTCGACGCGGAGAAGGGACGTTTGCGCGTCTATGCGATGATTGGTTGAAGTCTGTTGGTTTTATGTCACTGCGACCGCAAACCCAGAAGGGCTACCGCAACATTGTCAAGAGAATGCAGATGGAGCCGTTTGCTGACGCTTTGCTTACGGATTTCGAGCCGCGCTTCATCAGGAAAATCGTCGCGCGACTCGGAGACCGACCAGCAGCGGCGAATCGCTGGTTGAGCCTCTTTCGGATCATGTTCCAATTCGCGCTGGACGACGAGTTGGTGTCAGCGGATCCCACAATCGGAGTGCGCCGATTGAAGGAGAGGGGGGAAGGCTCAAAATCTTGGAGTGAGGAAGAGATAGCCCAGTTTGAGGGCCGTTGGGCGCAAGGAACTCGACCGCGACTTGCATTCGCCTTGATGCTCTATACCGGACAAAGAAGATCGGATGTGGTTCGTATGGGGCCGGCGCACATCAAGAATGGAATGATCGCGCTCACGCAACAAAAGACGAACACAAGCCTGCTGGTGCCAATCCATGCGAGTCTGGCTGATATTTTGGCTCTTGTGCCGGACGACATGGAGACGTTTCTCGAGACCCAGTCCGGCAGTGCGGCGTCATCCAATGGCTTAGGAAATCAGTTCAGAGATTGGGTCGCGGCTGCAGGCTTACCAGACACACTATCTGGTCACGGATTGCGCAAGGCCGCGGCTCGGAGGCTGGCTGAATCTGGGTGTTCAACGCACCAGATAGCCGCCATCACAGGGCACAAAACGCTTGCTGAAGTCGAGCGTTACACGCGCGCCGTTGACCAAGAGCGACTAGCCCGAGAGGCTATGGAGCGCATGGCATTTGTAAAACTGAATGTCGGAAGTGTAAAACCGTCCTAA